AAATGTAACAATGATAAACATTAGGCGTTCTTCAATATGTATATACATAAGTACATATTTTTTTTAAAATATTTTTAAAATTCATGATGTTAGCGCATCATGAATTCTTAATATGCCTCCCCCATTTGAAAAATCATGTTTTGCATCATGTTAGAATCATTTTTAACGGTATTAATTTGCACGCGATCACGGTATATGATTTTGTGTATTCAAATAAATCAGTTCATCACAATCTATTTCACTACCCTGATACCAAGACTTGCACTTCTCAAATAAATCTAAATTGTAATTTAGTTTGTCTAAGTTATTATGAATAAATTGAGTTCTTTTAGAATATGCCGTTCCAAAATAAATTGGATTAAAAAAATCTGTAATAGTTTTTTTTAATTTAATATCCTTCCAACTTTTACCTTCACTTGTTCTATTTTGTTCATATTTCTTACCAAAATAGTTAACAAACTTCACACATGAGATATAGTTAACTAAATTTTCATAAAGCCCGTATGTTTTAACAGAATTAATAAAACTATCATACAGCACAGAAGATGATATCTTATTACCATCACATCTTTCTATTTCTGTAAATGAGTAATACTCTATGATCCCTTTCATTAAGATATCTAACTGATATTGTCCTAAACTTTTTAGTTTTCCAGTATTTTTTATTAGTACTAAAGATGTATCAAAAACATTTTTGTTTAATAAAAATAGTTCATTTCCTTCGTCATTGCAAGTATATTGAAGCATTATTAACACAATCTATCATAATAAGTTCACTCCTTGAGAATCTGAATTTCTTCTTGTGTCGTCCTTCGATTAGTATGTAAAAATATTTAATATATAAAAAGTAATGGTGTTTACAATGTTTCAATATTTTTAAATTTTTATTTATTTTTGTTTGTATGCATTAATTGTATTGCTTCTGATGTTGGTAGTTGATTCATATAAGTTAATATTTGGAATAACTTAACTCATAAACTCTGTTATGGTATCAGGATATATCCATGCTGTATTTCCAATACCATTTAGTACTTCTATGTGATTTTTTTCTAGATCAAGGTTATATTGTTGATTCAGCTTCATTCTTTAACTGAATTTCTCTTATATTTTCTTATCTTATTAGAACTTCTGATTCAGCTTTTGAGTTATCTTCTGTTATTGCTCTTATTAATTCAAAATCTGCAATATTTTGTGCTTTTTGTTTAGCAACTTCTTATTAAAGCATATGTATTAGTTATTTTTAATTCTGGATTTTTTATTATTTCTTGTCTTTACTAACCAAATAGTTCCAGTCTTTGCAGATAGTACTGTAATTTATTCTAATAAACTAACAAACTAACAAAATGATAATAAAAGTATTAATACATAAGATCCTAAAAAGATAAAAAGACATGCATATATTATTATGGGGTAAAATTTAATATTTTATTTATAAGAAGCAATATTTACATCTTAAATATATACTATTTAATATTATATTTAAGATGTAAATAGATCATAAATTCTTAATCCTCTTGCTCCAATGTAGGCTTTTGATATATTTGGTAAATACTCAACTAACTATGTTGTTCCATCTGAATTGTTACTAATTAAAAAATTGAATTAGTAACAATTAGATTAGTAAAAATTGAATAAATACAAATATATAATATATTTTTAAATGGAATCTATTAATGAATGTAAAATTTGTTTAACTGAATATAATAATGAAAAAAATCCATTATTTCCAATACATAAAACAATAAACAATGATTTTCACTTTGTTTGTTATAATTGTTTTTTAAAAATAAAAAATGTTTGTCCTTTTTGTAAGTCTAAATCTGATTTTTTAATTGATCCCGATTTATTGATTAATATATTTGATGTATGTAAAAATGGAAATAAACAATTAGCACTTCAATTATTATGCAACAAAAAATATAATAAAATAGATTACATTGATGATGAAGGTAATACAGCTTTAATTTGGGCTTGTATAAATAAATTATCAGATGTTGCATTAGAATTAATCAAAACTAATCAATCTAAACCTGATCAAATTAACAGTAATGGTAATACAGCTTTAATTTGCGCTTGTATAAATAAATTATCAGATGTTGCATTAGAATTAATCAAAACTAATCAATCTAAACCTGATCAAATTAACAGTAATGGTAATACTTCTTTAATTTTAACATGTGGAAAATATATGAGAGAATCTGCCATTTTACTTTTACAAACTGGACAGGCAAATCCTGGCCATATTAATAAAAATGGCGGTACTGCTCTATTATGGGCATCTTATAAAAATTTACCTGATGTTGTATCCGAACTTTTGAAACATGATTGCAATGTCAACCATAAAAGGGAAGATAAGTCAGCTTTAAAAATTGCTTTTAATAAACATCATGATGAAATTGTTTTAATGTTAATTAAGCATGACTGGTCAGTTTTGGAAAATGAAGAGGATAATTTTATTTTTGATGTACTAGACTGCTATTATAATAGTTTGAGCTCATTAACTGGGTGTATCCGGAGTAATAAACTAGTTGAGTTGTTGAATGATACTATGTTGGAACGTTTTTTGGATATTGATACACTGGTTGATTTTAAGATAAGTAAAAGGAAAGGACCAAGAGAATGTTTGTTTTGTATGGAAGAAAGTGACCATACATTTTGTTTTTCCGAATGTGGACATGTTATAAGTTCTCATTCCGAGTGTGTCAATCAGGTAGATACTTGTCCAATGTGTAGGGAACGTTCTACTAGTTTTAGATGCTATGTTACTGTGTAAAAAAGTTGAATGTAAATTTGTATTGTATTTTTAGTTTATTTGTTTTTCATTATTTTAGAATGTCTAATGACGGTTGGACAAAGGTGGAAACTAAGAAGAAACCTAAAAATCAAACAAAAGTTAAAGTAGAAGTTGTTGACGAGTTAAAAGGATTTCGACGTATGAAATCAAAAGATTATACTTTGTCAGAGGAAGAGAAAGAGATGTTGAAAGGACATGAAAATCTGTTTTGTTATTGTTGTTGTGTTAGTGAAATAAGCAAAATTATTGGTAGAAAGCTTTATAGTTGTGGCACATGTTACTGTTGTTCCGGAGACGATCCTGCTTTTGATATGGGTGATTTAGAAATGTGGGTAAATGATCAAACTGGGTGTGTAATAACTAGGTGGGTAAATGAAGAATACTCATATGATGAAGATTACTATGAGTATAATGATGACGGGAGAATATGTAGACCTGCTTGATGGAATCAAGCAGCATCAAAAGAATTTTAATTAAATTTTGTGGACCTACCTTAAAATTGATTTTGTTATGGGTTAAAGTAAAAAGATATATTAATTTATCAGGATATAAACTATGGACGTATTTCATGATACGGAATTTGAAGGCTATCGAGCGAATAAGAAAGGAGAGATATTAGGAAGGACTGGTAAATTGATGACCTTAAGAGAAAATAGTGGATATTTAAATGTACAAATTTATCATAATGGTAAAAATACTGGAGTGCAAGTACATATAATCATCGCAAAAACATTTTTACCTAACCCCCAAAACTACAAGTTTGTTAGGCATAAAAATGGTAACCTACATGATAATAGAGTGTCAAATTTAGAGTTTGATGAGTTTCTTTATGAGAAAGAAATTGGAGAGGAATTTAAAGATATTACAGAGTTTGAGGGTTCTTACAAAATGTCTAACTTTGGAAATGTTGTCGGGTTAGTTTACGGAAACTTGTTGGCATTACAGAAAGAGCATAATTATTATACTGTTGGATTAAAAGGAAATGGATTTTCGAAAACAATTTTTATACATCAGCTTGTTGCAAAACTATTTGTGAAGAATGACAATAAGAAATCTAATTTGCTTGTCAAGCACTTAGATGGAGATTTAACAAATAATAAGTTTAGTAATTTGAAGTGGGTAAAACAGTTTTATGTGCCACTGAAAGATGAGTTCTTTTTAGATATTATTGATTATGAAGATAATTATGAGATATCTAATTATGGTAATATACTTTTGAAGAGTACTGGAATGTTGGCAGAATTAGACAAAGGCGGAGTATATCACACTATTCAGCTAACCAAAAATAATGTAAAAAAACATTTTATGGTTCATATTTTGGTTGCGTGGCATTTTGTATTAAATGATGATGAAGATATAAATGGTAAGGTTGATCATATTGATGAAAATAAGACAAATAATTATTGGTTAAATTTAAGATGGTGTACCGGTCCTGACAACGCCAAATTTCATCACGAAAGTGGCAATCGTACGTACAACTACAAAAAGGTTATTCAGATGGATAAAAATGAAAAAGTTATTAAAATTTGGGACAATCTTGCCGAAATTGTAAAAGAAAATAAGGATTATTCCAGAAAAACCTTGTTGGCAACAGTTGCTTTAAAAAGAAAAACGCGCAGATTAACTTATGGATATTATTGGAAATATGTGGAAAAAGAAGTTCATTTGAAAGATGATGAAATATTTAAAAATATTGGAATGTTTGAAGAGAATGATTTTAGTAACTACGAATGTTCAAATTATGGAAAAATTAGAAATATAAAAGGGCACTATCACGCACTAACAAACTCGAACGGGTACGTTACTGTACACATTACTTCGAACACAGATAAAAAAAACTATTCTTTGCGGGTGCACAGAATAGTCGCCAGTTTGTTTTCTAAAAATTTAAATAAAGAAAAACTAAATGTTGTGAATCATTTAGATAAAAATAGAAGTAACAACAAACCTGATAATTTAGAATGGACAGACCACCAAGGAAACACTAGGCACGCAATAGGTAAAAAAGTTCAGCAGATTGACCCAGTTACAAATAAAGTAATTAATACTTTTGATACGATTACTGACGCATACAAACATTTTGGTAGAACATTAATTGGAAGTCATATTAGTAGGTGCTGTTCAGGAAAAGTTCAAACATCATTAGGATTTAAATGGAAATATTGTTAATTTTATTCCTCTTCAGAATCAATATAAGCTTGTTTGCCACCCAATGTAGGATCTTTACCTTTTTTATCTAATTTAGTGCCAAAAATATAATTTTCTAGCCTGTCATCAATGCACCAAAAAGCGATATCAAATACTTTTGATTTTTCTTTGTTTACAACTGTCGTATGATTTAATCCATATCTAACTATCCAATCTTCTAACGGTTCGACAAGTTTTGCAAGTGTTAGGCAAAATGTCGGGGCCCACCAATGGCATGCCCCAACAAAATCGTAAGATTCTAAATTGTATTTTTCATTTTCCCACGAAAAATATTTTTCTCTGACCTCATTTTCTATTTCAAACATTAATAAACTATACTCATTCATAACGCCATCATTTTCATCACATGCCTTTACAAATTTTTTTTCAATATCATACCATTTTTTGGGCAATTTTTTATCTTTTATTATTTCGAATCTTCTATCTAAAAGCGTTACATATGAATCTCTTGAAGAATATTTTACTGGTGCAGTATTTTCTACATATTTTACTATAAACCCTTGATCTTTTAAATATTTGTTCACTCCTTTTTTAATCAAAGGATTGTCCATATGATGTTTTATTTTGTTCCAATTTTTCCCAAAATCGTAGTTTATTGGATATTCCATAAAAGTTTTTAATAAAAGGAATGTATTAAAAATTTCACTTTATGTATTTTACAATCAATTTTTAAAAAGTTTTTGTTGAAATAAACTTAAATTGTGAACGTGAAGTAGCATACAGTACATGTAAAGAATTTTGTTGAACTTTCATCTATGCTACGAATTTGCATCTCTAACATCTTAAATTTACGTGCCTTGCATTTTTTACAAACGTACATATCGGTTGTTAAAAAATTATTCTGTGTATCTTCCTGCAATTCTCGTTTCTTAACCACATCGATCCATGCTCCTGGACACATCTGGTCAGGTGCCAAAAAAGGGACAATGTATGGATCAAACCCATCGCGCCATATCATGGGAAATAATGTGGTGTTATTGATATCGTCTTTTGGGTCTAAATTTCGACATATTGTAGCTAACTGATGACTATAAATATTAGATACAAAATGGTTTTGTGTTTCCAATACACTAACTTGAATTAATGAAAATTCATATAATCCTTTTTCCATTTCATATGCTAAATGTGGTTCTTCCAAATACTTTAATAGTTCTTTGCGAGCACTATTTCTATTAATACTAGCTTCTGCAACCAATACAAGTGCATAATTAATATTCCTTCCAGCTTGGGTTCTAAAACGATTCTGGTTCACATATTCTTTTTGATATGCTTTTTTATCATATCGCATTGGTAATATTTTATTTTTTTCTTTTATTATTCCATAAAATATTTTATCATACTTTTCATCAATATCTTCATCAATATCTTCTTCCTCGACAATATTATCATTTTTGATCTTTTGCTTGGACATTTTCTTGGACATTTTGATTGTGGTAAATGTATTAATATTTACTTAAGTGTATAAATAAATTTGATAAATAAATATTTAAATATCAATTTTTTCATACATTTAAGATATCAATACATACAAATAGCAATTATATGTCTTTATACCAACAAAGTGATATAACTTTATTGCAAGATAATTGGGAAAGAATTATGGAAAAAGTAGAAGAACAAAAGTATATAATGTTAGAACCCACAAAAGAAGAAATACAACAAATACATAAAATTATTTTAGATTTTGTAAAAGAAAACAAACGAAAAATATACGGAGGATTTTCCTTAGATTTACTAATCAAAGAAAAGGCACCTATAGATGGAATTTATAAATCTGGATATGTACCTGATATTGATTTTTACAGTCCTCGTCCAATTGTTGATTTAATGAAACTATGTAACATATTGACAGAAAAAGGATTTAAATCTGTTGTTGGTCGAGAAGCGCAACATCAAGAAACATATAATATTACTGTTAATTATCTTACATATTGCGACATTTCATATGTACCAAAAAATATTTATGATAGAATGCCATACAAGGAAATAAATGGATATATGTTAATTCATCCTCACTTTATGTGGATTGATTACTTAAGAATGTTTTCTGATCCACTAATCAGTTACTGGAGAATGAACAATGATATAAAATCATTTAGACGTTTTTACTTATTACAAAAACATTTTGACTTTCCATACAACAAATATCCAATAGAAATTGAAGGTTCGTCTCAAAGTTTGGATAAAGTTTTGAAAGAAATTTATGATTTTGTGGTTGGAAGACAAACTGTAATTTTAATAGGATTTTACGCATATAACTATTTTTTAAAAGAAAGTGGTTTAGATAACAAAAAACTAAAGTTGCTTCAAATTCCATATTTTGAGATTATATCTACAAACTATCGAGTTGACTGCTTACAAATTTTGGCAAACATTGATCAAATAATGACTATTGATAACACAAAAGTAACAAGTACTGAATTTTATCCATTCTTTCAATACACTGATAATAGTGTAGAGATTTATTATAATGGAGATTTAGTAGCAAGAATTTATAATCATAATAAAAAATGTATTCCATACCAGGATGTACCGGCAATTGATTTTACAAACTTAAGCAAAATAAATGTAAAATCAAATGAATATGTTAGAATGGCAACTTTTCCGACAGTTCTTATGTATTCAATCGTTTCAATAATGAAATCAAGAGTACAACAAAATGATGATGAAAAAAGTTTATATTATGCAATGACATCACATTTAATTGAGATGAGGAAATTCTTTTTTACAAAAAATAAAAAAACAATGTTGGATGATACTATTTTTAAGGAATTTGAAGTAAAATGTATTGGAACCACTATACAACCAGATAGGCAAAGAAAACTAATGATAGAATCAAGAAAAAAGAAAAATAAGCGTTGGGTATTTTCATATGATCCGTCAGAAGGAATAAAAGAACCAGAATCCACATATTTATTTTCAAATACATCAGGAAACAAAATAATTAATCAAAAAAATTTAAAACTATCACTTCTAGCAAAAGAAGACGATCCAGAAGGAGATTTTGATGAGGAAGGATTAGATGAGAAAATTGAATAATCGAATAATCAAATGAGAAAATATTAACTGCGTAATATTATATTATAAATGAATTGCAAAATAAGAGGAACATTAAATCCATCATTAAATCCAAAATTTCCTCCAGTAATTGGTTCTATGATAGCAATTGATCATCCAAGTCATAGAAACAATATGTTTGTAGGTACTGTAAAACAACACTTATGGAACAATCAGGCATCATTGATTTTATTACTAAATAATAATGACCATAAAGAGGATGAACTTGAAAAAAAAGGGATTGTTCCATGCGGAAGTTCAACAGCTGGTATGTTGACACTTTTACCTACTCATGGATGGACATATATTGACATGCATAAATTTAATCAAAAATATAAAGAGTGTACAGAATCGGTTATTGGTCCAGTAACACAGGCAGAACTAACAATCCCTGCTACATATGAAGATCCAACTGCAAAAAAGAAAGGTAAATGTGATATTGATGATGATTTTAAAGACACAAGTTTACTAACAGAAAAAGGTGATCTACAAATGGAAGATTTATTTGGAGAAAAGGATATTAATCAACAACAATTCAAAAACGAAGAAAAATTCGATAAATTAGAAAAAAACTTTAAAACCCTAATACTTGCAAAACTAAATAAAGGAGAAACTATTCCAAGCGACGAGGCAAAGATAATAGTGAATAAAAGTATTGCTATTAAAAATATGATAGATACAAAAGAAGATGAAGAAAATGAAGGGATGAGAATTGTTAATTTTGTAAAAAATGAAATGTTAGATAAAGATATCCAAAATCAAAAGATATTTAATGGTATTAAAATGACAATATTTAACGGATACGTACACTTGGCTAGATCAGGAATAAAAGTAGATGATGTAATTAATAAACAAAATGTTCCTGAATTAAAATATTTTAAATGGCAATACGGTATACCAATTGACTATGACACACTAAAATATTTGCTATTTCAAAGTGAATTCCAAAAGAAAATCAAAAGAGATCAAGATGAACAAGAAGAAGTAAAAAAAATATTTTCCCAAGAATATCTTATTGCTTTGCAACCAGAACCTCGGTATCACATGTGGGTACTAAAAAGACTTATTATGATGTGGTTTGCTGATGATATATTAACAAATAATATCAGAAAAATAAAAGTAATAATAAATCAGTGGAGATGCAGAGCGGACCAAGACTTTAATCAAAAATACGGAGTATTACCATCAATTGTAATTTATCCAAGATATGGAAAAACAAGTGCAAAAAATGTATTACAGCTTATTTCTAATTATTTTATGTTATATCAGAGTATTGGATGGAGTTGTTCTCAACCAAGTTACTTTATAAAAGTAAATGATTTAATATGGTACACAAATGGATCAATTGATTTGAAAATGTACTTTACCAAATCTCTTGGATCATATGATGGAAAATCCAAAAATACTAGTTTTAATGAATATTTTTCATCAGTACTTGGAGCAGAAAAACTCTTATATCCTTTTTAAATAAATTAAATTATTTTATTTTTATCTATGATATGCAGAAATTTGTTCTACATCTCTTACATATGTTCCTGACCAATTCCTATAACATTATCAAACGTATCTTTTACATATACTTTAAATATTTTCATTTCAATATCTCCATCTATCATATAAACTGGACCTTTCCAATCCATTTGAAGAAAATGCTTTAGTAACTTGTCTTTGTAGTTATTATTTACATACATCGGTTCAGAATTTTCTAATTTATTGTTATTTTCAGGTAAGGATTTAAATGATGTATATGACAAATATTGAAAAATATTAATATTATTTAGTAAATATACAAATAATCTTGTTATATTATTTTTTTGATTTGATTCTTTTACTTTTTTAAGGTTATTAAGTTCTAAATATTTTGCAACATCTGCATTATAAAGTTCGTTAACATAAGTCCCATCAAATTTACAATCTAACAAAATAACTTCATCGTTTACACATGATTCGACTATTTCATTATTTCCATTATCAAAACATTCATAAAAATATTTTATTTGTATATCATTTTTCTCGTCATCTTTTAAACTGACAACATATTCATCTGACATTTTAGACTTTTTTAGTCTAACATCTTTAAAAGCAGGATCCTTATAATAAAGTTTTTTTATTTTACTTTTCATAAATTCCTGATAAATAGCATGTGCTATTTGTATTTCTAAATCATATTGTCTTGGCTTGTTACGCGATAATTTTAATATTATTTGATCCATTTTTAATAAAATATTATTATCTTTACTGAGATAAAATAAAATTAAAATTCAAAATTATTTAATAAAAACAAAATCGCAATAAGGAAATGATTGGGTTTAATAGAAACCAAAATGCAAAAATGATATATTTTGTTTATCATTCTTCAAAATAGTCTGATTCTGAACCATCTGATTCTGAACCATCTGAATTATTACCAATCTCTCCATAATAGTCAGAATCATCGTCTTCTTCACCATTTTCATTTATAACACCTAAAGTTACTAGAGAATTGTAAGCAGCATTTTGCTCTGACTTTTTAATAGAGTTTCCTATTCCGACTCCAATAATATTATCAAATGGGTTTTTTACATAGGTTGTATATGATCGTATTTCTACACAACCTTCTTTTATATTTGTTTGCTGTGTGACATCTTCAGTATATTTTGGTTCATTCCATCTCATTTTATGAAAATGTTGCATTAGTCTATCTTTATAATTATCATCAATATAAGTCAATTCTGCTGTATCTAATTCTGCTTCTATTACTGATATTATAAATTCTTCACATTTTTCATATGTAGTCTCCTTTCTCAGTGCTCCTATAAATGCTTCAAAAATATCTTCTGTTAAATGTACATTATCTAATCGTCCATTTGCCTGTTCTATGTTTCTTGCAATAATTGCATATTTATGTAATCCCATAAGTTTTGATATTTTGCTTAACGTTTCATCTTTTTCTATTTTGGTTCTCAGTTTTGTTAAAAATCCTTCATCAACATTATAAATTTCATACCTGTCTGCCAAATATTGAGCTAATACGTCATGAATTACCGCATCACCTCTAAATTCTAAAACACCATAATCTTTTTCTTTTAGTGGTATTGCCAAGTGTTTTACTTTGTTGTCAATTGGTATTACATCTTTTAACATTTTTGCAGTTTTTTCTGTAATTGTCGTACGGTTCAAATAGGAAATATGAACCATTGCAAGTTGAAAATTTTCTAAGTTTTTTACTTTATGACTGAATTTGTATTTTTTGAATATATCCTCAATATTTTTCTTTGTTATTTCTACATTATTTTCATTAATAATGTGGTTTTTAAAATCACCATCCTTAAACCATTGTAATACTGTTTTTTGATCATATTGCTCCGATTTTGCTACATTAATAAAATCTGTTTTACCTTTTGCATTTTTAGATTCTTGCTCTAAATTTCTGGATTTTGACATTAACTTTTGAATATTATATTATATGCACAATTTTTTAAATGGTTTTTTAATTATCAATTTTTAATTATGTTTAATCAAAACCAATCTGATTTTAAGGTTGTGATTTGTTTAATCGAAACCAATCTGATTTTAAGGTTGTAATTTGTTTAATCGAAACCAATCTGATTTTAAGGTTGTGATTTGTTTAATAAAACTAATTGTCCATCGAACAATCTACTAATTTTGATTCTGGATAATAATTAAACCAGTTTAAACTGTGTTCTAATGCATCATCTGAACCATCTGAATTATTCCAATTTATATCTATCTCATTTGTTATTTTTTCATCATAAATTTCAAATTCTGGAACAGAATTAACAAACAAATACTGTCTATTACATAAATAGATAAGATCATACAAATGAAATCCATTTTGTCGAAAGTATCTTACACTTGAATTACATACTTTCATTACTATTATTGGTTCGTGTATAACTTTTTCACATAAATCGCTTGTATGTAGACTACGTGAATAATCATGATCATTTTCTCGTAACTTTATAGTTATGCATTTATTTCTTTCACAATTTTCTGACATTTTTGTATTTTGTAACATCAATTGTAAATTACCATTTAAACACTTTATAAATCAATTTTTTAATTTTATTAGAAATAATATAGCTAAATTAAAAATGTCAGGATTTACATCAAATCTTGCTTTTAATAATTCTATTAAAAAAAGAATAGATAGTTTGGAAACAGTAAAAATAACAAAAGGTAAAAAGCAGGATATAATTCAAGTTTTGAATGCAACATTTAGAATAAAAAAAATACAGACTGGAACTAAACAAATTGAAGTTATAGGAGGTAGTATATCAATCTTATCTGGTGAACTAACTATTATATCTGGAATGCTAAATTTAAGTAGTGGAGATCATTTTAGAGGAATCACAATGTTAAGCGAAAATATCCAACTATCTGTGTCCAGTAGCGAATTGTTTGTTACTTCCACAACAAATATAGGTGAACAAATATTTGTATCTGGATATGTAAAATTAGTAAATGACTCTTTATTGGTATCGACAAGTATGGATTTAAAAGGAAATCAATGTTGTGATACTTCTGTTTTAATTGAAGGAACAACTACAATCAATTTGTTGAATACAACAAAAAACTATAACAGTCGGGGGGAAATTTAGTAATGAAATCATCTTCTACTTGTCATTTACAACAAAAATTTACTGTTGGAGATATATGTGTACTTTTACATATTAATACAAATTCTGATATAAATTTATTAGTAGATAGTTACTGTAAGTCTTTAGTTGTAATAATAAAAAATATAAAATGTGATGAAGACTTAAAATATGAAGATGCATATGCATATGTAAATGTGACAATTGACGAATACGACACAATTGTAAAAGTTCAGCGGGGACAAACAGCATCATTTTTACAAAATATGCCAAAATCATTTACAAAAATTTATGAAACTTCCTTATAAAATATCCTCACAATGCTTTTTATTTAACACTTGCTATTAAATAAAATTTTTATATTTTATTAGTACTTTATTAGTACTTTATTTTTGTACTGAGATTTAGTTACATCTTACTGGTTCATCCTTCGGACTTAAATTTGGAACAGTTTTATTATTTGTATAATAGTAAATCATTATGTTAGAATTCTCGAATAATAAAAAAATTGAATTGTCAAACATATTGAAACACCGAATTTTATATCTAATATACTAACGTTGTTAGACTAGTTTACTTTAACAATTTCTATCATAATGTCAATAAATACCATAATTGAAACAGGATTTACTTTTGCTTCTCGTAAAAGTATTCTGAAAGACAGTAACGTATCAGAATCCGTTGTCGATTACAACAGGGAAGATATCATTTCCGACACGTTTTTTAGCAAACTCGGTCGTGAAAATATTGGCAAGTTTTCAAATAGACAGAGGATTTTAAGATCTGCTGCTAAAAAAGGAGGTAAGAAGGAAGTGGCAACTCGAAAATATTTGAAGAAAAATCACATCAAATCTCGCAGATCTTGCAAAGTGTTGCATCTGACAGAGTCAGAAACTCGCAAGGTTGATGAGGTTTTACCAGTAACTGCAGAACTGTACAAAAAAATGGAGAATGATAATGATTCTGATGTTAGTGTTAATTACTGTGATTATTGCGATTGTATTCATTAACTTTAACAATATGTTTATTTTATTCTATTGCGAAATTTAAATATAGCAAAGTTTTTATTTATTTACATAAGATATATTACTAATGAGTACGTATAAAAATAGACGAGATAAATATATTGATTTAAGATTTAATGGAAAACTATTCCCAAGCTGGATTTTGGCTAATTTCAAGGCATATAAACTACCAGAATTTGCCAAAATAGAAGATGAAGATCCATGTAATAGAAAAAGCAGTTCAGGATTGGAGCTTCGTAAATATCAACAATTTCTTGGAAAATACTTAGATTTTCACAGTATTAATAAGAACATACTAATCTATCATGGACTTGGAAGTGGGAAAACAAACAGTGCTATCAATATTTACAATGTTTTGTATAACGCCAGTCCTGGAATTAATGTATTCTTATTGATTAAAGCCTCTTTAAAAAATTCAGTTTGGATGAAGGATTTGGAAATATGGTTACAATCTGAAGAAAAGCAATATAGAATGTCAAATATTATTTTTGTATCATACGACGCCCCTAACGCAGATAAATCATTTTTAGAAGCTGTAAAAAACGCTGATAACTCTAAAAGATCTCTATATATAATTGATGAAGCACATAATTTTATTAGAAATGTATATAGTAACTTAAGTTCTAAACAAGGTAGAAGAGCTCAAATTATTTATGAACATATGATTCAAGATCAAAAAGAAAATGAGGGAACAAGAATAGTACTTTTATCCGGTACTCCAGCAATCAATAGTCCATTTGAATTGGCACTACTATTTAATTTATTGAGACCTGGTATTTTTTCAAAAAGTGAATCACAATTTAATCAAGAATTTATTTCCACTTCCACATACCGCACGCTAAATCCAGCAAAGAAAAACTTGTTTCAAAGAAGAATTATGGGTTTGGTATCGTATTATTTGGGAGCTACTCCAGACTATTATGCATCAAAACATATTGAGTATGTTGACGTTCCAATGAATAAATACCAAGAAGAAATTTATACATATTTTGAAAATTTGGAAGAACAAATGGCAAGAAAAAAAAAAGGTACACAAAGTTCAGAAACCTACAAATCATATACTAGACAGTCATGTAACTTTGTGTTTCCTTTGATGGGACAAGGTATTTCTGGCGAACATAGACCAAGACCAAGAGGTTTCAAACTAAGCGAAAAAGAATCACAGTTATTAGAAAAGGCTAAAGATTTTACTACAGATAAAGGAACAGACAAATATTACAATGTTCAAAATTACATAGATGCGATTGACAACTATGCTAAATTATTTGATAATTATTTGGATAAAGCACAAAAAGATGATGAAAAGTTAAAACATACAATTTTAAAAGATATTGAGACTTGTATCTCAAAATATTCTGGAGATTTCTCAGAATTTCACAAATCTGAAAAGAAGAAATCTACTTTATATGATGAAATGCATAAATGTTCAGCAAAATTTTTAAATGTTATTTTTAATATACTAAGGTCATCTGGTCCAGTACTAATTTATTCTAACTATGTTCTTATGGAAGGTCTGCAAATATTTAAAATTTATTTAAAATATTTTGGATTTTCTTCTCTTGATTCAAAATTAGCAGGTGTAGATGGATTTAGATACACCGAATATCACGGTAGCATTGATCCAAAGCAAAGAGTTTTAAATTTGGATCAGTATAATGTCACTGATAATGCACATGGAAAAATATGTAAAATTATGATGATTTCTCCTGCTGGTGCAGAAGGTCTTAACTTGAAAAATGTTAGACAAGTACATTTAATGGAACCTTACTGGCATGAAGTCAGAATGATTCAAATGATTGGTAGAGCTGTACGTATGTGTTCACACAAAGATTTACCACAATCAGAAAGAAAAGTTGATGTTTTTAGATACAAATCAGTCAGGGCAAATGGAGAAAAATGGACAACTGACCAATATATTGAAGATTTGGCAAGAGGTAAAGAAGGTCTTATTCAGTCATTTTTAGATTCAATAAAGGAAGTTGCTATTGACTGTGTTCTAAACAAAAATCATAATTCATTAATTCAAGATTATAAATGCTTTCAGTTTGATGAACCATCTTTGTTTGATGATCAAATCGGTCCAGCATATAAAGAAGATATTTTTGATGATATGAGAATGGACAATGGTAGTAATTCTTCAAAATCACAAACTATTCGTGTGAAAATTATTAAAATCAAAGCTGTAAAACAATTGTCTGCCCCAGATATTGATCCATTAAAAATAAAATATTCAAAACAAGATAACTACTGGTATAACCCAGAAACTGGAGTTGTTTATGATTATGAATTACACTTCCAAATTGGAAAAATAGCATATGATGATGACAATTTACCAAAGAAACTAGATAAAGATACATATATTATTGATAAACTAATTCCAATTCCAATGATAGATGAGAAGGAAGAATAAGAGTTTACAAATCAATCTAATTTTTAAATGGAACAGAAAGGAATACACATAAAAAATTGAAATTAGTTATACTTGATACCTTTTATAAATTTTAATTAATTCAAAATAACTATGTCATTTGCATCATCTTTATCTGCTTATCACAGCACATATATTAAAAGATTTTACAATAGAAAGCTTGCTGGAGTTGGGGCAGTAATTGGCGCATGGTGTGGTCTTAGTTATGTTAGCGAATATTATGGTAAGAGATCATGGAACTGGATGATTGATTCCATTGAAGATAGTACAAAGAAAGAAATAAAAATAGAAAAGAAAAAATCATCCGAATTTGACAAAGTAAATGTAGAATTTATCATTTTATCAAATTCGGATCTACAAAAACACAAATACAAAAATGTATTTAGTTTAGTTATTATTCCACGAGCTCCATTTGGTGTAAATATGTTTACTACTATGAGCACAGGATCAGTGCTAGGATATATTGGAATGGTATATTTTCCATTCACAATTGTGGGAGCAATTATTTATAACTTAGTAACATATAATGACACATATTAAACCAAATTATTTTATTATTTAAATTTTGTTTATATTAACCAAAAATTGAAAAACACAATATATCCGCGTTCTCAAAAGGTATTTATACAGATTAAATAAATTAAATAAAATTATGACACTGTATGTGAGCATGAGTAACGAGTTTAAAGATTTTGAAGATAAACTAATGAGTTGCATGGGAAGTGGAATATGCGATGAGAATAAAAGACTAACGATAGCATCTGCAGGATTTAGAAAATATGAAAAGGTTATGAACTTTTTACTTAATCAAAATCCTGTATCAAACATTAATCCCACATACTCAATGTATAAAGCAAATTTATACACTGGCGTTGCATCACATCATGTTAATATTGAAGGTGATATAAAAGAAAGTTACTATACAACAGTTCAAGCAAGTGATGGAGTTTTATTTTTTAACTGTTTAAGTATTGAAAGTTTGATGATGTTTCTAATAGATAATACAAATAGCTCTTCATATGTATTTATTCCAGTTGTGTATGGATCTGAAGTGAATGAAGTAGGACACTTTGCGATGCTAACATTTAATGTGATAACAAAGGAAGTTTTTTTTGTTGATCCTAATGGAAAGGCAAGTTTTTTTGACAATATATTTTATGTTTTAAGTGGTAAAGCCACTCATGGAAGTGAATTATGGGTTAGCCAATATATTTCTTCTGATGACATGATGATAGATTGCGAAATGATGATAGAAAATATGTTGGGTCTGTATGTAAATGATCTAAATTCTGCATTTGGTTTAATAGAAACAAAATGTAAAGATGATATATTTTGTTTAACTTACAAATTTATAAAAAGAAGTGTGTGGAATCCACATTCTCATACAATAAACAGAAACTATGACGATACACTAATAAAATCAGGACATTGTGTATGTACAGGCACACTGATAGCAGATTATATGAGCAAAACAAATTCACACCCAAAGGATGTGTTCGAATGTTTAGAAAAACTATCAACTAAAGAAATAGTTGAACTTATTAACTCCTATTCAATGGGAATGTATTCTCTTTTAATTTATACACAATAGTTATTTTAACATAAATGAGCACAGAACTAGACAGAGAACTAGACATATTTAATACAACATTTGCAAATTATAAAGAAGTTGTTGATAAACATCAATCACTTTACATTTTTGTAATTAATGGTATTGTTGTTGAGGAACTGATGGAAAGAGTTAAGAAAATGATAACAATTATTGATGCTGGATCAAACCCATCAAAAAAAGCATATTTAAAAACAAGACTAAATAATTTCATAGAAAATTTAGTAGCAGTACAACCGAAAACAACTATTGATGGAATTTACTTTGTTGGACCAACAGTAAATTTTTATGATTTTAGAAAATATTGGAAGGATACACTTATAAGTTTTAATTGTGATAGTACATTGATAGAGTATAATGACTTTTTTGAACTTGAATGGCTCAAAAATTTGTTACTTGATAGATCATACATAAATGTATTACATTTTAGAAACAATTTACTAAAGCATATTCATCTTGGAAACACAAAAAAAAGAATCTTTCAAGAAAAAACAGAAAAGAAAATGGATATTGAAGAATATGTTGCATTAAATACTGGAAAAGGTGAAGTATGTTTAGTGCATGGTGTATCTTCATTTCTAAAAGGAGTTACTGATACTGAAATCCTGAAAATTTTAAGTGGTGATAAAAGAGATTCTGAACTTTTAAAGGAATATGAAAAAATCATAAATAAAAAAAATTTACAGCTTTTGAAGGTATGGCTAGACAAGTTACTAGATCCAAAGGAAGGACACAAAATTATGATAGGAAAAGAAATTGGTGATGGAATTGTTGCATGTTCAATAAAAACAATATTTTGTAGCCCAGAAAGAAAACTGAAGCTGATAGAAAATTACAGCGCTAACAATAAAATGCCAGAACTTGTCGTCATCAGAAAATATGATGACGATGAAGTCACTACAAGATTTTTTACTGATTTCAAAGGAGCTGTAGGAATAAAATATTATTAAACAAAATATATCATTTTTGCATTATGGTTGTGTTACCATACTAAACAGCTCTTGTTCTTGTTGACTTGGAGTTGTAATTACATATGATTTTAATACTTCTAATGCTGTATTTTGAATAGTTTTTAATTTTGTTAGTTCTCTAAAACATATTTCTTTATCAACAACAATACTTTCTCTCTTTGTAAGTTCTGATTCTTTTGCAGTAATTGCATATAATCTTTCTTTTTGGTAATCTTCTAAACTACTTCTTTGTATCCAGTAAAGTATAGATAGTACTATCGAATATATTAGCAGTAGTATTATTGCTATTATTTTTATTATATTAATCATTATTTATTATCTCTATTATAAGGTTTATCTATAAATTAAATTTTATTTAACACTTGCTATTAAATAAAATTTTAAGATTGTGATTTATTTATTTAACAGTTGTAATCGAAAATGTTATTTCATTATCTACTCCACCAAAGTTAACTAAATATCCATCATCACTTGTTTGTTTAGTTCTAAAATGAATAATCATGCATTTTAATTTAGAAATTGGCATATCTTCAAATGATGATATTTTTTGTTCAAGTAAGCCATCTTTATTTATTACTGCAAACGGTTCACTGTTTGAAATATTAATAATATACAAATATATTGGACCGGATAAAAATGAATGTGGTAATTCTGCAACATATTTTGACTTATTTTCGTATATTTCATTTGTAAACCCAAGAAATTTTCCAATAGAATTTTCACTACAATCAATATCAAATTTGTCGTTATCTTCACTTTCAATTACTATTTTTCCCTTTAATAAAGAAACAGTAATTGAGCACTCAACACTTTCCAAACTTCCATTTATTGCTTCAATAATTTCTAATATATCGTGAGTTCCTTCGTCTAAAATTAGTGTATTCCCATCTATTACTATTCTATTACATGTATCATCCAAATCAGGAACTAAAGGAAGTTGGATACAGCTTATCAATATTTCAGATACATTTTCTAAACATTCGTCATTTTCACCAAATGTGATCATATATTCACTTGGATTATCAGTTAAATCTGCAGACTTTGCTATAATTTCAATTGTCTCAGTAACTTGTTTTTTAGAGGGTGGTTTTGTAAAAACTGGTTCATTGTCATCAGACTCATCTAATGGTTCACAATCTGAATCTGATTCAGACTTTTTCTTTTGTTTTTTTGATAATTTTTTTGGAACTTTAATTGTCTCCTTAGATTTTTTTATTGATTTTGTGACTTTTTTAGAAGTCTGTTCTGTCTCAGATTCTTTGTCAGATTCATCTTTTTGTTTTTTGGAGGTTTTGGTTGGTTTTGACGACTTTGTACTTTTTTTAGTTACTTGTTTTTCTTCTTCTTCAGAATCTTCTTCAGAATCTTCTTTTTCTAAGTTTTTGACGCTAGATTTTACATATTTATTTAGTTTCTTTCCTTGGTTTAGATTTTTCTTTTTCAGTTCTAATATCATGGCAATTTTTTCAGTAGCTGTCATTTTTTTTCCACTTTTAAGTTTCTTTTTTAATTTTTCTGCTTGATCTTTAGTTTCATCGTCTGAATCATTATCAGAATCATCAGTTTGATCGTCATTTGAATCATCCTTTATGGATTTTTTACCTCTCTTTTTTTTTAACATATCCATCATATTGTCAATTTCATCAGGATCCATATTTCGGATGTCTTGTGGACTCATTCTTAGTTCATTTGCAACTGATTTACCCAATTTATTATTCCTTCTAATCATTTCATCAAGATCATTATCTTCTTCTTGTTGCTGTGTCATACCTCCTCCGTTCATCATAGTCATAAACATTTGCATCATTGCCATTGGGTTCATATTACTATTTCCATTGTTGTTTCCACTGTTATCTTGTTGAAACATATTATTCATATTCATCCCTCTATCATTTTGTTGTTGCATCATTCTTGCCATAACATTTCCATCTTCACTATATCCATTGTTATACCCATTTTGTTGTTGTTGTTGTTGTTGTTGTTGTTGTTGTTGTTGTTGTTGTTGTTGTTGTTGTTGTTGTTGCTGCTGCTGCTGCATTTGTTGCATGAACATCATTTGTTCCATTTGATTCATATTTCCCATTCCGCTCATATTTCCCATTCCGTTCATATCAAAACCTCCGAACTGATCTTGACCATACATACCATTTCCACCTTCTGGACCCATGTCAGATATATCATTTCCAAACTGATCTCTATTTCGTCTTATTCCTGATCCATCTAAACTAAAGTCTATTTCTGGAGGTCTTTTTTTTCTCATACTAAAATTGTTACCATCTCCGTAACCACCATAACTACTTCCACTACCATAACCTTGGCTCATATTTGGATCATAAAACATACCATTTTCCATATCTCCATCACCCATTCCCATGTTAATTGGCTTTCCAGTCATAGGGTTCAATATGGCCATTCCACCACCACCTCCTTCATATTCTGCAGATCTTTCTAACATTCTTCTGTCAAGATCTGCTTTTGTACCTCTTTTATCTCCTATACCTAACTGATCATTAATATTAACATTCATTGCCATTCTTTGTCCACTTGTGCCATCTGCCCCAATGAATCCCATTGCTCCACTTCCAGAATTAAATGATGCATATCCTCCAAAATTTCCAGAATTATCTTCCATTTCTCTTGAACCAATGTGGCTTTGTTTTCTAGATGAAGTGGTTTGTCTAGGTCTTTTTTCTACTCTATTTCGTCTGTCACCGTACAAATCTCTATCACGATCCATAGAACTACCTTTACTAGAACCTGTTGAACGGTCAGACCTTCTATTTTTACCAGTTTTATCGTAATAAATTTTTTCTGATGTTTCGAAAGCTTTTCCGTTTAAATATTTTAGTATTTTTTCTGGAGAAGCTTTACCCAAATTTTCTTTATTTTGTTTAAAAACATACTTCATTTGAGCCTTCAATAGTTCCTCACATGCTTGATATTGGTCTTCATCTTCCAAATTAAGTTTATCCCCAAGTTTTCTTGTTAAAGAATTAATGTTATTTGGGGAAAAAAAGAATTTCTGCACCTCCATATTGTTTTATTTATAGTATTTGAAGATAGTTTAAATTGCACAACTATAGCGCACAAAAAATTTCACTTTTGAATATAGTTTCGATTAAACAAATCACAACATTAAAATCAGATTGGGTTTCTATTAAACAAATCACAACATTAAAATCAGATTGGGTTTCTATTAAACAAATCACAACATTAAAATCAGATTGGGTTTCGATTAAATATTAATTTTTGTTACTGTGCATATTATATACAAAATGAAAGGAAACATGAATAAAAAAATTAATAACATGAGCAATGGTTATATTCCTTTATCTCAACAGTCTATGATGCAACAACAGATGGGAGGGAACTTTTCTAACTGTTTTAATGGAAATCCGACGTTAATAGATAAACCAGATTTTTCAAATAAAGGAGGAGTTTTACATAACAACTTAAATAATGACCTTCATGAACTCAAAATATCAGAATACAAAGTTCATATTCATACAAAAGATCGTGATAAAGAAAAGTGTCCATCTATTTTCAATATACGGGTACCAGTTGGTTCAAACGATGCATTCTCAATAAAAAAAAAGTTTAAAAAAGTTAAATATATTAGTATTGACTCTATAATTCTTCCGAGAACAATAGCAATAGATGTGTCCGATGTTGCAAGTAATAATTTGTATCCAACTACGTCAATATATCCAAGCACACCTAATTCAACACCAAATTTATTTACAACACTAACAAATCATAAATATTTAATACTAAAAATAGAAGAACTTGAAACAAACAAAAATTTAGGCACGTCATCATTTATTGATAAAAATACATTTATCCTGACAGATGATGGGTCAATGGGTATTGATAATGTTATATGGAAGCCAATACATGGAACTGTAATTTATCCAAATTCAAAACCATTTTGTTTATCAAAACTAAGTATGACACTTTATGATGAGTTTGAAAATGAAATAAAACTTGTTGACCAAAATGGTAATTTAATTATAAACAATACACTTACTGGCTCAAGTCCATCTAGGGACTACAATAGTTTTGTATTATATAACCAAAATTCATCTAGTGTGGTATATACAGACAAAGTTACACAGGTATTATTTAATTTTACTATTGGTGAAATTGAAAACGAGTTGAGCACTTCAAATTATGATTAATAGAAACAGATAAGGATATGATTAGTTTAATAAATTTATTTATCTGAAAGAATATTATAAATCGAAATTATAAATGATGCAACAATTATATTTATTATGCGTTTTAGTGATAACAGTTGTAGTTATTGTATATTATTACATACTAGAAGCAGACCATAAAAATGAACTTGAAAAAGTCAATAAATTAGAATCTCAACACAAAAGAGCACAACACGATTTAGAAGTTGCAAGATCTCGTACAACACCATGTACAATTGGTAATTTTACAGATCCAAGATCTTGTTATATAGATTCTGGATATGCGTGTTCGTGGAATGATCTAACCAAGAGATGTGATCAAAAAGCTTAGCTAAACTACATAAATAATTATCAAATAAAAATCAATGCCAAAAACCTTATTTAGTCATAAGGTTTTTTGCCCGACTGTATATTTCAAAATTTTAGCGTTATATAATATTAAATATATTAATAAAAAAAATAATTATAATAAAAAATATAAAAAATATGTTAATATAAATAATACAAATACATTTAATTATTTTAGTTTTTAAAAATCTTATGATGAATTTAAAATAGAATTAAAAAATTAAAAAAAATTATAAAATTAATTGGCAAAAATAAAAGCGTGTTAATTGGTTATTGTGCAGAAGCATATTGGTTAAAAATAAGATTTAGTAAACCAAATAATGATTATATAATTCCAATATGGCATACTGACGGAATATTTAATATTGATAAAGTTGGAAATGTTGAAACAAAATTTATTATTACATTAAAAGGTGATTGTACATTATTATTTAAATGTAATTATAATGAATTTATCTATTTTACCATCAACAATAAAAAGTTTGACAGATTTTAAAAACAGATCAATTAAAATCAACACCAAATAAATATATTATTTATCAATGTCCATCTTTAAACTTTCAATCAAATTATACATTTTTTTCATATGTTTATTATCAACCTTTTTTTCTTTAGAAGGATCATTGTTTTCTAAAGAATCGTATAATTTGTGTTTATTTTTGGGTTGTACAGCTGTGTACTCAATGGGAACATTAATAAATTTTTTATATTTTTTTATCAAAACATCAATATCTGCCAAAATTTCTGAACTTTCTGAACTAGTATTGCAAACATTTTCATTAGATTGATAATCTTGTTCTAAATATTGGTTTGATAAAACTTTTTCTATTTGTTCTTTTCTATTTTTAAGTGTTTTATATTTTTTTTTTGTAACTTTATCTTGTTTAAACTTATCAACTTGAGTTTTAAAATCAATAAAAATGCTAGATCTTTCATCCTCGCTATTAATAGATTGAATTTTATTTTCTGTTATATTTTTTAGGTTTACAAGTCTGTTTCGAATTATGTCCATTTCTTTTGTTATGCCTTCATATTCTTTCAGTAGTTCACGATTTTTATTCATTATCTTGGATTCTTATATATAAATGTTAAGATAACTATTATTGGAATACAATGCAGGTTATATATATTTTGATTTATATTTGCCATTCTTCTGCTGTAATAAAACAATCTCTTCTTTTTTTTTCTGATCCTCCATACAAATGCATAATGAATGAATTTTCAATACATGTTCCATAATTAAATACAATATCATTTGGCAATACTGTTGTTTTATCATAATATTTTGCAGCAATTAATAAGTTCAATTGTCCTTGTTCATAACATGTTGCTGCCCAAATTCCTTTTAAAGTGCCATCAGAATTAAAGCATATTCTTTTTACATTTCTTATACAGTTTCTCATAAATTCTTTTCCTATTTCTGTATTTTTTATTATAAGTACTCCTGCATTTATTAAATCATGTTTAATTGTGTTGTCACTACCAACAAATATATCGCTGGAGTATTTATTTAATATTTTTCCAATGTCTATATACTGTTTTCTAATTATTGTGTCAGAATCTAACCAAATAACATAATCGTATTTATTTGTTTCAAGTGCATCAAGAATAAATTGTATTTTACACCAATAAACATTATAATCACAAGTTGTAATAAATTCATAATTATATTCCCATTTGTTTGTATAACTTGTGATATTTTTATTATGTAGAGTTATGTAATCAGCGTTTCTGTTATCAAATGTAATAAATAAAATTTTATTTTTTTTCTCTGTTGGAATTGACAATAGGTTGTTATTTATTAATTTTGTAAAAATTTGGTTTTTTGTAGAAAACTGTGCAAAATATTCAGAATCATCTTTACTTATTACCTCATACATTGCTCCAACATCACTATTGAACGTTTGACCTCCAAATGTTTCTTTTTCATATTCTGTGTTGCAGATATGAAAAAAGACTACTGTTAATAAAATTATAATTACGATTATTATAGTGGTGTTACTCATTATAATAACTTCTTAAAAAATACTAAAAATTGAGTGGTTAAATTAATCATACATTATTATTAAAATATATGTTCCTACATTTATTTATTTTTTTGTCTGGTGTTTTTGATTCACAAATTTCTTTAAATGAATCTCCCCTTAACATTCTCTTTATGAAATTAATAGAATAAACTCCACATTCTGAATTTCCATATTGATGTCTTATTTTATTATGATCTATTATAACATTTTCTGCTCCAAGCTTTCCTTCACAAAATTTACCAACTCTTCTTAAGAAAGTTCTTATTCTCGGATCTGGTCTTGTTCCATACGAATCAAAAAAATATACCTCCCCTTTTAATAAGTCGGAATACATTGATACCCAATGGGAACCTGGTTGATTATGTTCATCCAAATTAAACACAACACCAATTTTTGTTTTACCTTCACTTATTAATTTGTCGTAATCTAAATTTTTTATTCCAAATTTTTCAAATTTATCAAAATCTACAGGTACTGTTCCCAAAAATTTAAAATCTTTTCTGGTAACCTCGTTTTGTTCGAGCACGTCATCAATATTTAATGTGTTAAGCCATTCCCACTTTCCTTGTGGACCATCTGGACGAAACGTGTACTTTTCGAGTTCATCTCTTGCAGATTTTTTCATTTGATTTATAAATGATTGTTCTGACCAACATTTTTGTGTAATACATTTGTTACCCATTCTTTTATTAAATTCTTTAAGTAAATACTTTTTATATTTTCTTGGGTTTAGGGTATCTAGTTTAGGATACATTTTTATAGAATCTGTACCAGCATCCTTATTATATGCGACAGCCATTTCAATCAATATGTGAAGCTTAATACATGAACCAGATGCAAAATTAGTTCCAGGTGCACATTTTTTATCATTTTCATTTTTTGGACATACATCAGATGAGTTTATACTTGTTAGATCATCGATCATTTTTTATTTGTATATATAGATAAATTGGAGAAAAATAATATTAATAGCACTATAATAAAAAGTACAAAAGCAAATCCATAATAAAATTTTGAATTTTTATCCTTAACATCGTCAACACTAACACATGACTGAGAGTTGTCACTCATTAAAAAATAAATTCTAAGCGGATAGTTTTTATTAAATTTTTTGCGTAGTTTTTTTACTTTTGTAAATGTCAGTTTGTCATCATTGTCATCATTGTTAACATCATCATTGTAAAAATGACCATAATAAACTTTATTGTTTATTACATATTTGTATTTATATTTAATTCGATACAAAATTTCCGATATAAATAAATCAACACCAGACACATGTTCAGAACTTGTTATATTTATTTTTTCTGTATCAGATTCAATAACATTACCATAAATTACACCATATTTTAAATCATAGTTTGTTCTAGATTCGTCATAACCACAATATAAAAATATTATTATTAAAATCAGTAATGTCCATAAGACTACTTGTTTCATTTATATTAAGTTTACAAAAATATTAAAATTAAACAAATCAAAACATATATAATTTACCTTATAACTAAAATAAGGTTTCCAGCATTGGGTTTAAAAATTGAAATATATTTATACAAATTCAAAACCTTTGAAATTATATTAAATTATATTAAATTAAATTAAATTAAATTAAATTAAATTAAATATGTCAAAAATACAAAAGGCAAAAAATCAACGAAAAATAAATAATCCATTTGTAATGATGGATACTTTATATTTTACAGAAGAAGAAAAAGATGTAGTGTCACAAGATTTTCATTTGGAAAAACAAATTATTAAAAAGAAAAAAACAAGAAGAAAAAAACAGTCAGAACTAGAAAAACCTGATAGTGATATTGAAAAATCGTTGACATTGGAACAACAGTCAATATTAAAAAAAAATTCAATTGTAAATGAAAGAATATTAGCAATAGAAAAAATTTTAGAAATGTATCCTAATTTGAGAAAAGATAGAAAAATTATTGTGGATTGTGTCTTAGGAAAAAAAGAAGTAATTAAAAAAGAATATGTGTTGGAAAAGTTAAATGTTAAAGGAAAAAATATATACAAGGATGATTTAGGAAATATAATAAATGAAAATGTAGATTTGGTAGGATTTTGGCTTCCAGATAAGGATGAAAGTGGTAAATCCAAAATAAACTATCTATTTTTTAATGAAACAAAAAAAATAAGGGCAAAAATTATGAGAAATAAAAAAAAAGTAGAAAATATGGTATATAAATAAAATCACAATAATCTAGTGATTGGGTCTAATAAAATTTTTTATTTTTATCTTTAGTTTTTTTTATTCCTAAATTTTTAACAGTTGCTTGTTTTATTTCTTCTAATCTTGATAAATATTTTTTAACAGCAGTTTTATCCTTTTTATTGGGTTCCAAACAAATATCTTCTATAACTTGTTTTACTTTATTTAAAGTATCAATTGTCATTTTAACATCTTTAGTTTTTTTTGGATTTTGAAAGTCTGGCATTTTTTCAGTAACACTTTCAATATAAGGAAACAAAATATCAGCCTTATCCTTATTTTCTCTCAAATATTCCACATAACTCCACATTTTTCCAATTTTTGGTTCTACATCTTTAAACCATTCTCTGTTTCTCTCTATTTTTACGCAGTGAGAAAAGTCAAGCTTCCAGTAGATTATTTTGTCAATGTAATAGTTTCTTGTGTTCAAAGCTGGATCCAATAATTTTTGTTTGTGAAAGTTTTGGATTACTTCTGATAACCATTCGTCACATTCATATGGAGTCATCTCTATTTTTGGAGGATATACATGTTTAGAACTTTCGTACACAATGTCAAGGTACTTATCATTGTTTACATCGGGATCTTCACCATTATCAACTTCTTCATATGAGTCAGGATTGTTTTCTAGAGCATCTACAACGTCTTTAGGATATTTTTTAGGATCTTTTCTCATTTTTTTAATATCCTCTGCCACATATTCTTTAAGTTGTAATTTTAGTCCCTGTGCATCCATTCTTTTGTCCAATGGAATTACTTGTATAATACACCCTTTTTCAAAACTAGAAGTCTTTGATCTAAATGGTTCCTTAGAATCTGTGTCTTCAATAAATTCTTCTCGTGAAGAGTACTCTAAAATTTTACACTGCCAAAAATCACAAAAGTCAAGATCACAACATTCTAATTGTAATTGAACTTGATCCCAGTAATAAATTGGACATATTGCATCCTTTCCACCATAAAGTGGTCCGGTTGTATTAATCTTTCTACTGGTAGGACACTTAATTTCAACCATTGTACCGACATACTTTGTTAAATGTTTTCCATCTAACTTTGTCTCACTTACAATTCCATCGGGACTTGCCGCTAAAAATGAACACATAGGATGTTTAATTAAACCGAACTCTCTAACTCTCACATTCATTCTCAACTCATACAACATTGTAGCAATTTGTTCGAATTTGTTACCATGATAACAGTTCGCATTTGCTTCAAACGGAGGTTGTAATACTTTTTTAATGAGGAGTTTGTGTGGAGGTTCATAATCGTTGTCTCCTAACACACAACCACCGTCACTTGCAGTAACTCTTTGAGATCTCAAAGCATGCCATTCTAGGGATTTCTGTGCAGGAAATTTCAACTTAGCTAATTCTTGAAAAATATTAACACGTTTTTTTACTATGGAACATATTTTGTCATCTAACTGTACAGGATCATGAACCCAGTCAGTTCCAAATGGAGGTAACTTTTTTTGAAAATTATAGTTTTGGTTAACACAATACAAATAACACATATCTGATTCAGATTCGGTGTCAGATTTTATATTGACTTTTTTTTCTACTTTAGTGAATTGCTTACTATCCGACTTGTCGCTATTTAATGATATATTATCAAACAAATTTGGATTCTTTTTTGAAGTTTTGGTTAGTTTGTTCTTTAGTTCTTTGTAGTTAAGTTCGGAATTTACATTTGTATTAAATATAACTTTTCCTATTTTTATTTCACAGTATCTTGCCATTGTTTTTTTAACTTTGTTTTCATCATAATTACTATTTTTATCATCTTTATGTAATGATTTGTAAATTTGTTGAGCAAGTTTATCAAATTGATCTAAAGTATGATCACCTTTAACTTCTTTTAATTTGTCTTTAATATAATTTTTTGTCATTACAGATATTAATGATAATTAGTTGCTAATTATATGTAATATCTTTTAAATGAATGGCATTATTTATCAACTTTTTTGGTGAAAAAGTTGATAAATAATGCCATTGTAATAATATATAATATAGTAGCTATATATACTAAATATAAAAACTTAATGTCAATGGAAGGATACACATACAGAAAAACTTCGGTTGCAATAGCAGTTGGAGGTAGTGTAGACAGTGGTAAATGTTTTAGTCCAGATACATTAATAATGCTTTACAGTGGTAAATTAAAAAAAGCAGAAAATATTAAAACAGGTGATATTTTAATGGGAGATAATTCTAAATCAAGAATAGTATTGGAAACTCATTCTGGAAAAAGTGAAATGTTTGAAATCACTTCAGCAAATGGAGAAAAATACATAGTAAACGGGGAACATATATTATGTCTAAAATATAGCAACAGTAACTACATAATGTACAGCTCTCTCAAAAATAGATATACTTTAAGATGGACAGAATACGCTAGAAAAACAATAGTACAAAAAAGAAAAACCTTTACAAATTCTATTTATGGTTCGAAAGAAAATGCAAAAAAAGAAGCAAAAAATTATTATGCTAATTTAAAGGGTGTATGTTTGCAACCATATGAGATTATAGAAATTTCTGTAAATAATTTTATGAAATTATCTAAACACCTTCAACAATGCTTGAAATGGTATAAAACTGGGTTAGATTTTAAATGTTATAATGAAATATTCAAACATGAACTTGAAGTTGATCCGTATATTCTCGGTGTATGGCTAGGGGATTGTATTTCTACAAAGCCAGAAATAACATCAGTTGACACAGAAATAATAAATTATTTTAAAAAAATTTCCAAAGAAAATATTACACATTATTTATCTCAAATTAATGAATCTAAAAAAGATAGCAATATATTTATTAAATTTTTAAAAGACAAAAATTTAATAAATAATAAATACATTCCAGATTCATATAAATTTTCATCAAGAAAAAATAGATTAAAATTACTTGCAGGTTTAATCGATACTCACGGATATTACGATAGTAAAAAAAATTATTATAATTTTTGTTTTTCTTTAAAGTACAGTCAGTTAATTGATGATATAGTATTTTTAATAAGATCATTAGGATTTGAAACTTACAAAATAGAAACAATTAAAACTTTTACTAATAGTACTAATTGTTCAGTAGAATGTGATTGTGTCAGATTTCAATTTGGAGGAAATAAACAAGACAAAATACCATGTTTGTTAAAACAAAAGAAACCAAAAAAAAGAACTACATTAAAAAGTAACATGTTAACAAATATTGTGATAAAGTCTATTGGTCAAGGAAATTATTGTGGATTTCAAGTGACAGACAATGGACGATTTTTATTAGGTGATTTTTCTGTAGTACATAATAGTTCACTTGTGGGTGTACTAATATCATCAACTCTTGATGATGGTAACGGAAGTGCAAGAAAGCTTGTAGCGAAACATCCACATGAAATAAAGTCAGGAAGAACTTCTGATATTTCGACAAGAATGTACAATATTCCAGACAAAAATGCTGCTGTAACTCTTGTAGATTTATGTGGACATGAAACTTATCTAAAAACTACTACGTTTGGAATTTCGGGACATTTTCCAGATTATGCATTTTTAATTGTTAGCGCTAACAGAGGTGTACTTCTTATGACTAAACAGCATTTGAGACTTATGTTATCTCTTAGTATACCTATTATAATAATAGTCACACATGTTGATATTGCTCCAGAGGATATTTACAGAAAAACTTTGGAAGGTATTGGAAAAACTTGTATTATGATGGGAGGAAAGTTATCAACAATAAACTGTATAAACGATTTCAATGATCAAACTAAAACTGGTGAAGAGTTACTAAAAATGGAAGAATCTGTTGTAGAAACTGTTCTCAAAACAATTACAAGTATTTCTGATGGAAAACAAACTGTATTTCCAATTATTTCTGTATCCAACAAGTCTGGATTCTCTATTAATTCCGTAAAAAAAATTATTTCTAACTTACCAATTAGACAGTTTTGGTTACCAGGTGGTGAAGAAGCTGTTTTGAACAACAAACTTGTTAAGTTGTTTAGAATATCTTTAGAAAAGCAAAAAGAAGGACTTTCCAATATTTTACCAAAATATAAAGAATTCAACGGAGGAGTATTTTATGTGGATTGTGTTTACAATCCACCTGGAATTGGTATGGTTGTAACGGGAATTAATAGAGGAGATTCTCTCAAACCAACTGATTTTTTATACATGGGACCTTTTGGAAAAGAATTTAAAAAAATTAGAGTAAAATCACTTCATAATAACTGTCGTGAAAATGCTCTTGTGTTGGATGACCATGATAGAGGATGTATTAATTTTGCAATTGCTGAAAAGTCGGATCTTAAGAGAGAGCAAATTGGTAAGGGTATTGTTCTACTTAACTCAATGAGCTTAGTTAAAAATGTATGTTACAGATTTAAGGCGGTTATAACTCTGTTTACGAAAACTGACGAAACCATCACACTAAAAACTGGATATTCTCCAGTTATTCACTTGAACACAATCAGACAGTCTGCCAGAATAATTATTGATCCAAACGAAAATAATGGACAAGATGTTATCACATTTGATGGTAAGTCAACTACAGTCGTAATTGCAACATTTAAATTCAAACAAAACCCAGAATTTATTGAACCATTCAATAAATTCGTTTTAAGAAGTGGATCAATCCAAGGCATTGGACTAATTACAAGTATTTTACCAGTTGATGAAGATTCTGACGCAAAACCAGATCGAATTAAGGGAGGCAAAGAAAGGTTTAGAAAAAGACCACCGGTTAAAGTTATTACAACAGACAACACTAGAACAAACGAAGAATATAAACCTGTTAGAGCTACTAAAAAGTAGCTTAAATTTGTATAACAAATATGATACTAGATTGCGATCTTATCTAATTATTTTATTTGTTCAATGTTATTAAAGTGATAATGAATAAATTTACTAAGGAACAACAAGACTATATAAGTCATATCATTTTAGAGGATACAAGATTAATAGCATCAGCCGGAAGTGGTAAAACTAAATGTATTATTAGTAGAATGAATTTTATAATTGAGAACAAAATGCTCTTATCGGAAGAAGTTTTAATGTTAACATTTTCTAGATTTACAAGAGATGATTTTATAACAAAAGTTAAAAATAGTGGATTTGATACAATTATCGAGTCACAAATTAAAACAATTGACAGTTTTGCAAAATATGTAATTGATGAGAATAATGAAATAGATATCTCATTACTTTCCTATAAATTTATGAAATACTTGGAAGACAGTGATAAATCTGAAATAAAATCAAATGTAAAATTAAATCAAATTAAAACTATATTTGTAGATGAGGCACAAGATTTAAATGAAATACAATATAAAATTTTAATTTATTTAAAACAAAAAAATGATACAATATTGAGTTTAATAGGAGACCCTAACCAAAATATATACCAATTTAGAAAGTCAAGCGACAAATATTTGAGAGAATTTCAGTCAAAAACCTTTTATTTGACAAAATGTTTTAGATCATATGATCCAATAATTGAATTTAGTAAACATTTACGTCCTTTTAAAGACACCGAAATAACAGGAAATTTAGGAAAATCAAAATGTTTGCCAAATTTTGTATTTCACGAAAATGACGCAGAACTAGAAAAACATTTACTAAAACTATTATTAAATGCTAAAGAATCTAAAATTGACTTTTCTGACATTGCCATTTTGGCACCAACAAGAGGAAGAATGTTGGGTTATGGAAAGTCACATGGTTTATGTTTAATAAGTAATTTACTTTATAAAAACAAAATAAAATTTAAGCAGTTTTATGAAGAATCAATGGATGACCAACAAACAGGAATAAAATATTTGCCAGAAAAGGGATATGTTAATATTTTAACATATATGGGATCAAAGGGTTTAGAATGGAAGTGTGTAATATTAATTGATACAAACATTTGTTTAATAAATAAAAGATACTTTTCAGAAGAAAAACATAAAGCTGACCAATATTTATTATATGTGGCATGCTCAAGAGCAATAAACAATATGATAATTTTTTCAAAACATACATTTAATGAAGGAAATCTAACCTTTCAACTGAATCCATGGTTTGAAGAAATACCGAAAGAATGTTATGTAATGGACCAAAGATTAGAAAAATTTTTTAAATATCCTATACTGAAACCAAGAGATATGGGAGAAAATGAAAGAAGAATCACAAAAATATTAGACAAGTTAGATGAAAAAACACTAGATGAACTCGCGCAAATATGTAAGTATGGTAAAATAGATAAAGAATGTACAAAAATATTTAATAAAGATTATTCTGTTACATTAAATTCAAATATGTTTTTAGGTAAATATGTTGAAAATTTATTTTTTATATATTACTCGATGAAAAATGGAGCACCAAAAAAAAGATATCCAGATATTGAAAATATTATTAATAAAAGAATTATTACTGACGTATCTTCAAAAGTAAGTGAATGGTATTACAAAAATAAAAATGATCTATCGTGGGAAAAGTATGATAAAAATAAGTGTGAACTAGAAAAAATTATTACTGACACAGTAAAAAATAAATTTAATAGGGACCAACCTTTAAACGAACATACAATTGTTAATGATGGATATTTTAAAGCTTTCATTTTATCTTTGAGAAATAGAATAGAAGAAAATTATAAAAAATATTTATCAACAGATAACGGAAAAAAAATACGAATATACCTATTTAATATAATGGTAATCATGTATTCTCTTGACACGCAGCACTATTTTCATGCACTAAGCAAAGGAAAAAAGTTTAAAGATATATTAGTTTTATGTAATGACATGTTCAATAAAATAAGAGAATTTGCGGAAACAATAGATATTGTATTTGAATCATCTAATGTACTTGTAAATAGTTATGGTCTTCTTGGAGAAATAGATTTTTTATCAGAAAATGATGATATATGGGAAATAAAATGTACGTCAGACATATCATTAAAACATATCTTACAAGTTTTGATGTATAATATACTGTATTTCGATTTAGAAAATTATGATATTTCAAAAAACGATAATGGTGATAATAAAATAAAAATATATATTAGGTTTATTAATTTTTTAAAAGGAGAAAAGTTAATATTTACAATTTTTTTAACAAAAAGTGAAATACTAAGAATTAAAGAAATATTTCTTGGATCAATTTCTGAAAATAAGTTATAATGTAATTAAGCTTAAATCAAAATTTATCCTTTAATAAGTGTTACTATATCTACATATGTAATAAGTAATTGACTACAGCACATTCTTCTACATAGTTTTTTTACTAGTTTACATCTTTTTTCTTTAAATTCACTATCTTTGTCGCCTAATCCCTGTGAAATCATATCAAAATCAATTCCCATTTCTTCACAAATTTGTTTCATTTCTTCTTCATATACCAATTCTTTATTGCCAAGAACTTCTCCACACATACAAACTAAATATAACATCCCAGATTAACTAACTATACTATATAATCTTTAAATATAATATTACAACTGTAAATATTTTTGTCAATTTTTAATCATATGTTATTACATATGATTAATAATGATAATACAAATGACCCATCTAAAGCATATACAACAAACGGGAAATTTGATTTGGGTAAATTTAATGATGCATTTGCTGGGCAAAAAGAATCTCAAAAAAAAATAAATAATGAACTTGACAGTTATAATTTAAAAATGCTAGGAGGTGATATTGTTAAAAAATCTCTATATCAAAATGACATGGGGGATATAATAATTGGTATTAAAAATTCGTGGTTTTTTTTAATGGATGACTTGTTACAGCAAAAAATTTCTACAAATACTTTTACAAAAGATAATAGACTATTTTACTTGGGTATTACTTTTATTCTTATTGCAATAGTTATGTATATATATAACTTTTTTGTAGATGAAGATGTTCCAACAATTGGATAAACTAATTAGTTTGTCTAATAAGTTAGTTTATCTAATAAGTTAGTTTTTAATATATTTTTTCTAAACTCAATTTATTTCAGAAATGAATAATATAAATGAGTATTATAATAAATTAAAGCCACAATTTTTAGACAAACTAAATGATAAAATACGCTTTAAGAAACAAGAAGACAATCTGGTTTATGCACCAGAACATAGAATTGATACATATTACCAAATATGCCAGTTTAAAAATCAGTTCACAAAAAAATATGAAACAAGGAAAATAATATTTAATGAACATGGAGACATTTTAAAAATATTTGAAAAAGAATATTCGTTTCAAAAACTAGATATGTTTATGAAAAATCATAAATCAAATAAATATAAAGTTGTACCAACAAACGACATTCAAGTAGTTGACTTACCTACAATTTCTGATATGATTTGTGTAAGATCTGAACTTATTAACTATGAGCTTTAAAAAAATTCATATGATATTATTTTATCATTATATGTATTATACGGTGCTATATTATGGTTGTTAACAAGTACTGTATGAGAATTATATCCATTCAGATATAATTCATTTTGATAAATTCTGTACACTTCTACTATATATTTATCAAGGATACTATTTAATATTCTCACAGCATGTTTAAGCTTACTATCATATTCACTGTTTGGTTGCATACCAAAATTTATTTGCATAAGAAAATTAATTGACATACTTTTTTGTGTTTTCATCAGTTCATAATTTATTCCGGCTAAATAATTATTAATTTTAGCTTCATCGTACAAACTGAAAAATCTATCTATATTTTCTACCATGCTTTCATAAGACCTCTGATTATAAACATACAAATCCTGAATTGAGAATAAAAAGTCTATCAGCTCAGAATGAGATGTTGTTTTTATTGGTGGTACAATGGATTTTAGTTTATCTACATTTGTACTATTTAATTTTTGAGTATTTACTTCTTCATTGTAATATAGATATATCATTAGTACTACTCCAATAATTGTACCAAAAACAATGTTTAACTTTATTTCAATCATTGAAAATACAAATAAAATAAACACAAATATCGTAACATAACAAAATAAAGTTTTTCTACTAATGTCATCAATTATTTCCATTATTAATTTCTTATAATTTTTGTTGCTAAAATAAAAACTATAAAATTATCTATTCATACATTTCAGCTTAAACATTCAATTTTTAAAAATTGAATTTAACTTGAACTTCATACATAAAAATTAGAGTGATATTACCAATTAAAGATTTATGCAACAGTATCAACTAATTGATGAAAGTTCAATGGACAATATAATTGATGAAATTATTAAATTAAACAAAAGTCATCGTTTTGCGTCAGAACTAAGTCACACAAATGACACAACAAGAAAAAATGATTTAAATGAAATTATAAAAGTTCTTGATGGAACAAGCAAAGTTGATTTTCAAGTTTTAGGAAAAAATAAACTTACTAAAATTTGGGAATCAATGGACTCCCACACTCTTCACGGCAAGTGGACAAAATTATCAGTTCAACAAAAAAAAGATAGAATAAAATTGTTTTTAATAGAAAATGTAAAAAACATAGAAAAAAGAAAAGAAGCAGAATCTATGTTATTTACATTAGTAGACACAAAGAAACTTAAAAAAAACGCCGTAAGCTATGATCAAGAAAATGGCAAAATAATGTCAATTAATATAAAAGAATACGATAAATTAATGGAACAAAAAAATAATTCTGAAAATAATTCTGAAAATAATTCTGATTCTGAATAGGTGTTTTAAGTAAACATAGTTAAAGAATATTGAAGATATAATATATATTGAGCTATTACAATGGAAACATCCTTTGAAGTTGAAACAGGAAAAAAAATGATGGAAAAAGCATATTTAGATTTTAGTCTAAATAGTGAAACATTTGAAGACAAACATTTATTTGTTTTGGAAAATAGTGACGAAATTGCTAAGTTAATAAGAGTCAATTATAATTCTGTAGTGAATGATGAACAACTTCTAAAATCAGTGTTTGATAAAATAACACAACATAAAAAAATGGTAAGGGAAATACTTACATATGAATTTTTGTTTTATAACCCATCAAATGAAGAAAAAATAAACGATATTAATGACCTATTTCAGTTTGCAAAAACTGAAATGTCAAAATATCAGGGAATTATCGGTGGTTACAATTTGGAAGATACTGAGTGGGTAAATTGTAATGATAGATTTAGTTTAAAAGATAATCAGATTGGCATTTTTAATACTTGTTATGAAAATACTCTATATGACAAGGATCAATTATGGTTTATGAAAAATTTTGTCACACGCATAAAAAAATTTTGTGGTACAAATTTAACAACAGACTTTAAAATGTTTGAAGATGAAGAAAATCAAATATGTTGGCTTATATTGGTTTTTGAAGATAAAAGCAAAAAATTGGATTAATTATTGGATTAATTATTGGATTAATTACTGGATTAATTATTGGATTAATTATTGGATTAATTATTGGATTAATTACTGGATTAATTATAAATTTACTAGCCAAAAACATAAGTTTTTAAAGTATTAAAAACTAAATAAATATTTTGCGTTTATTTTGTGATTTTTTCTTTTTTGATTTTATAATAAAAGAAAAATATCTAAACATTTAACGAATTTATTTTAGAATTACCTTGAAAACAATTTTTGTGTATTTTATTTTAGATTTTATTAATATTGGTTCAAATAAGTGGTATATTTACTTTCTGAATAAAAAATAAAAAATAAAAAAATATTAAATTCTAAAAAGACTACGCGAGGGAAAATTTCAACACAACTCTTGTGTTGGGATTTTTGAAAATTTCTTAAAATTTTTTTTAACATTTTTTTATTTTTTTAGAATTGTAGACTTAATGACTTTTATTTTTTGAATTTTTTATTTTTTTATGAAAAAAGTATTTTTTTATAAATTACAAAAATCGAAAAAGTATAATTAGCTCATAGATTTTGAAAATGTCATAAGATCAATAAAAATGTGGAAATTTCCATGTTTTGTTTAAATATTGTTACTTTTTCAAAATGATTTTGAAAAAGTCATAATGTGGATATAAAAAAAGTCATCGCCCATTATTGGGTATAATATAGAACAAAGACAAAATCTTACAAGACATGTTTTTCTTGTAAGATTTAGAGACTCTTTCTTATAGTGGGAGGAGAAAATAAAATCTATACTTTTGAAATATTTTTATAAATTTTTATAATAAAAATAATTATTTTAGTAAATATTTTTCAACTATTTTGAAAAAGGTATATGGTTAATTACTATTCTAAAAAACATCAATCATGTTTAATTTTATATATTTTTTCAAAATGATTTTTAAAAAGACTACCAACTAAAACATCAAATTAAAAATTATACAATTATTTGCGTGAGTATATATAAAATAAAAATGTCAATATAAAATATAAAATATAAAATATAAAATATAAAATATAAAATATAAAATATAAAATATAAAATATAAAATATAAAATATAAAATATAAAATATAAAATATAAAATATAAAATATGCCAAATTACAGTTGCGAATGTTGTGAGTATACAACAACTGTTAAACAAAGCTTAAAAATACATAACAGAACTCAAAAACATAAAATTATTGCTGAAGATAATAGTTTGTACCCATGTAAATATTGTGGACTTATTTGTGAAAATAGTAAAAAGAGATATCGTCACATGCAAAAATGTGATGATAAAGATTTACAATCAGTAAAAAAATCAGGTAATAACAATAAAGAAGAGAAATACGTTGATGCGCTAATTGCAATGGCAAAAGATAATACAAAAATTGCTCAAACTGCAGTGGAATCGTCGTTAGAAAATGCAAAAACTACAGGAAAGTCAGTTAATATGATGAAATACGCTGTAACATATTTCAAAGATGCTCCTCCATTAGTATTTTTGGATCAAAATCAAGTATTCCAAATGTTGGAATATGATAACAATAATACAGAAAAACCAAAAGACGAAATTAATTCTGACTATATAACTCCAATTTTGTATTATTATGACAATAAAGAAGTTGATTCATTTTTTAGTAAACTAATAGTAAATTTTTTTAGTACTGAGGAATTAAAAGATAGAAAATTTTGGACAACTGATGTATCAAGATTATCCTTTATTGTTATGCAAGTTGTTAATAAAAAAGGAGAGAAGAAGTGGAATTATGATAAAACAGGAAAAAAATTCATAGATATGGTTATAGACCCAATGTTTGTTGAGGTAGATAAACTTTTGGATGAATTTGTTGCAAATAAACAAAAGTGGATAGATGAAAACTATGGCAAAGTATATATAGCTCCATCAAAAATGACATATTTAATGAAAATGCAACAGTTAGCAAGAGAATTACAGCTCGAAATTAAGTACAGTAAATTCAATACAGACATATTGAAATTTGTTGCACCATTTTTTAATTTTGATTCAATAAGATTGGCAGAAGAAAAGAGATTAGAATTAGATAAGACTATTGAAAAACCAAATGACAAACCGAAAAAGAAAGTTACTAAAGCATGCACAAATACAAAAAGTAAATAAATTCCAATTATGATTCTTCATCGCTATACCAATAGTCATTACATACTAAACAAAATTTTCCATTCTCGTTAATCATTTCAATTGTTACATATGGGTTATTTTTAAAATTATCAAAAAATATTTGGTTTTGAAGTGTTACAAAATTCACACTTTTGCATTTGCACTAAGTTATAATAGTAAACTTATTTTGTATAAGATGTTCAATCAAATTTAAAATTTCAATTTTTTCCAATGCATGTATCCCAAAATTATGCAAAATTTTTTACTTAATTTTGTCTTTTTACATCGTTACTTTTTAAAGTAGTGAAGATAATAATTTGTTTTACCTTATAACAATTTAAAAAAACATGCATTGATAAAAATTGATAATTTTTGTTTTAACCCAACTAATAAAAATATTATATGTTATTAAATAACATAAAGATGCATTATTACAAAGAAACAACAGTAGATGGTAGTATTGCTCCCAAACTTGTTCCAAAAATTGGAGAGATAATATTTGTTACTGTAAGTGACAACAAATCATCAGAAACCATTACATATTGTGACTTATTAGAATATCCAAATATTAAAGGACTACTTTTTGCAACAGAATTAGACAGAAGAAGTAGAGATGACAAAAGACAAATCAGAGTATCAAAAAAAGCCAACTATCAAATGGATACAATTTATCCGGCTTATGTGTTAGCAGTAAATAGAAAAGAAGAATTGGATGAAAATGGCATTTCTAGAGAAATAGTATCTGGAATTGATTTAAGTTACAAAAAGGTAGATATTGAAGAAAGAGAAAAATTATTATTACAATTTTCATATACAACAAGAATAAAACAACTAGCTGATGAATTTATATTTTTAACAAAAATAGATAAAATTACAATTTACTCTTTAACATTGTGGGAATTTGTAGCTCATACAAATGATTTTAGGGAACTATTTTATAAATTTCTAAGAAATCCAGATTTATTTTGTGTAAATTTGGTAAAAGAATATCCAAAACAGTGTGAATTATTTATTCAAAACTTAAAACAAAGAATTATTTTTACGGCGATGACAATGGAGCAACCATTTGAATTACAAATTATGAATAGTGATGCGCTAACAAAACTAAAGTATGTATTAGAATATACAAATTTAGATGCTAAAGTTGAATGCATATCATCTCCAAAATATAAGATATTAGCAAATGGATACACACTAGAAGAATGTAATGCAAAAATAACAAGCTGTTGGAATGAAATATTTGAAAAATCAAAACAATTTAAATGTATTATAAAATTAGAAGAAAGATTTGACTACGATCCTCCAAAAAAAGAGGAAAATCAAGATAGATTAATAGAAACAAAATGTAAAGATGATATATTTTGTTTAACTGTTGAAGAATTGGCAAAAATTGAAGACTCAAAACAAAAAAGATCTGGAATAATTAAAAAGCAAGAACTATTTATTAGACCTTTGAAATTGACTTAAATGGTAATTATCTTCCTAATAAGCTTTCTTTATTACTTTAGTTTTTTCTGGATTTTTTTTCAGAAACTGAATCTTTAATGATAATTTTTCTTCCTTCTGAAGTCATGATATACTTATCTAAAACAATTTTTCCAGCATGAATTTTATCATGACAGTCATTGCACAAAACGATTAGATTTGCTTCGTTATTCTTTTTCAAATGTTTTTTATCTGTTACAACTCCATTTTCACAGTTTGACTGAAAGTTTATATGATGAGTTTCTAAATTTGATATATGCACATCTCTATCTTTTGTGCCGCATAAATGACATGCATACACCATAATATTTTTGTTGTATTTTGATTTTTTACCTGATAAAATTCCGTCATATGACTCAGTTAGTTTATTTCTTAATTTTACTGCCATATCAATAAACTTTTTGTCTTGTACGATATTTTGAGCAACAACAACGCCATAAATCTTTTCACCACAACCTTCTTTCATTGTTCTGTCATAAACTAAACCATTTTTCGAATCGCATTTTACACTCAAATGAAATGCTTTTACGGTTGGAATTTCTTTAATTTCATCAAATTCCATAATTTCATGCAAATGTGATGCAAATATAAAAGAAGACTCAACTTCTGATAATGAAATAATTGCAGATCCAACTAGTGCATTTCCAGAAATATGTTCAGTTCCTCTACAAATTTCATCTCCAATTACCAATGTTTTTTTGTTTGCTCGTTTTAGAATTGCATTAAGTTCTACCATTTCTAATGAAAATGATGATAATCCTCTAAAAATATTATCATCTCCAGAAATTCTTGTATATAAAGAACTATAAGGGGATATAGTTAAACTATCACATGGTACAAATAAACCAGCCTGTGCCAAAATTGCACATAATCCAACAGCTTTCATACATCCACTGTTATGAGTTACTGTAAAATCTTCCAATAAAAATCTTTTATTTTTGTCAACTTCAAATCCACAATATTTTTGTATTTTTAATTTTTCTATTTTGAAGGAATATTTTAATGGATTATAATAGCTTTCTCTTTCTTTTGTAGGTCTTTTGTATTCAAGTAGTAAGGGTACTTTCTTGAACAATTCAACAGTGCCTAATATGTTTGTTCTATAATATTTTCCAGTATCTGGTCCGTTTGCACCAATAGTACAATTTTTTTCACATTCACTTAAATAACATGTGAATCCCAAACTTCTTGCCAAAAATATAATATCATTTATAAGAGTTTTGCTTTTCAAACAAATATCAAAAGATGTGCCAGTGTTGTACCCATCCGAATCAATTAGACCTGCCAATATTGCCATTCTATTTTTCCTTGATGTAAATTTGAAATCATCAGGAATAAATCTTTTATTTTTCCCAAGCAATTTATATTTTTTAAGAAAATTAATAAAAACAAAATGAAAAGATGATATATTTTGTTTAACCTCAAAATAGTCAGTAAAATATTTTATTATTTCTGGTCTATATTTAGTTCCATCACCCAACCAGTATCCTAAAATATATGGATCAATATCTACTTCTTTTTCTGGGTAATCCAATTCAACTTTATACATACAATAGTTATCTTTCCAGTCACTATTTTTTTTTAAATAATTGTCTACTGTTATTTCTATTATTTCATTTGACAAATTCATTAAACATAATATATGTGGTCCATTAACTATAAATTCGTTATGTTGATTAGTATCACTTTTATTTGTGGGAATTATTTTATACATTTGTCCATTTCCTGTTGTTGTACTTAATACATTTCTTGGTGTAGAATCATCACCCATTAACTTGTCATTAATTTTAATGTCTTTTGCCATTTTTATTGTATTGTCAAACATCATAATTTTTGTGTTAGGATCAAAGCATTTACCAGCTCCGTTTAATCCGTAAATCATCATACCTTTCAGATCTTCACCCAAATCAATATCATGGGGAATGTACTCAAAATTAATTATTGTTTCTATAATCGGATGCCTTAATTTTTTTGCACTGATGTACCCATACTTTTTATTCACAATTTTTGGTCTTGTATATCCGTTGTTTACTGCAACCTTTGCAGAAGATTTGATAAAATCAATGTTAGAAATGAATTTTGAGCACTCAAAAAACATTGTCTTAAATTGAAAAAATATTTTAGTTAGTTCCTCAATGTAATATTTTCTTGTTAGCTTCATAAATTTTTCTTTACATTTAACGGGATCATCGTATACATCATCCACATCAAAATTTACTAGTGATATTTTTGTGTTTGTTCCCCCCATTTCTAAAAATTTAAAATTTTTATTATCAAGATTATTTTTATCAACACATATTTTTTTCTTTAATAATACAGGTTTTAATAGTTCTGCTTTTAAGTTTGTAGTTTTAAAGTAATATCCTTTTTTGGCAGTTTTTTGTAGAGTTATAAATGGTTTTTTTCCAGACTTAACATCTACAAGTTTATTTAGTTCATTGCATATTTTTTCAAAAAATATTTTAATTTCCATCGTACTATTTTCCAGTACATCAACATCTGGATGTATTTCTTTTTGAAAAATTTGTGTTTCAATATCTAATAAAACATACTTATTCAACTCTGACACTATAAATCTGGAATTAACATAATCATTAAATTTTTTGAATTCTTCTATTGACTTTTTTGATGGTAGTAAATTTGTTAAAATATCACTTTTTTGAATTTTAATAAAATTAACTAACTGTGATATGCTTTCATAACTGGATAAAATATGTGATATTTCTAATGGTTTTAAGATTTGTAGTTCCATTTTTCTTTGTAATCTTTCAATATCTTTGATTTTAGTTAAAAACTTTTCTATTTTTTCATACAGTTTATCTTTAACTAATATTTCTGTCAAATTATATAATTCGTTTAGTTGCTCTTTGTCAAGTAGAGGAGATAAAAGTCTGGTTTTTAAAAATCTTTCTCCTAGAGGAGTAGAAGTTTGGTTTATTACATGAAATAAACTTCTATATTTCGCTTTTGTTGTATCTTTATTACTTTCTATAACATCTAATTGTGTTATTGCGTTATTACCAAGAGTAAGATGATCTTCACTAATAAAAAACACAGGTTTTATCAAATTGTTGAGAAAATTTTTGTTTTTATCGTAAATTGTGTCAAATAAAATTGTTAAAGACACAATACAATAAATGTTTCTTTCTAAATCTAGTTGGCAAATTGGCCCCAACATTGATTTGTCAACAGGATAAACAATATTTAATATCTCGTTTTGAACATTTGTACTAAAATACTTTTTATCAACCTTATTTATAAATTTACACGAGAATTCATCTAGTTTCAAATAATTTAAAATCAATTCTCTAAAATTTTGATTTGATTTATCTTTTCCATTATTGTTAAAATATATTACTATTTCTTTTGGATTTAAGCTAGTGAAAAATCTGTCTGTTTCGTCGAGTGCATAATATTCATCATATTTATTTGAATATGCTTCATGTACAAGAACTTGACCAGTTGATACATCAATTGCAGCTAAACCCACAGACAATAATGGGCTAAAATCTTTTTGAAAATCTCTGCTAATATATGCATACGCAATATAATTACCGTCATTTTTGTCTAGATTTGATATAAATGTACCCTTTGTGTAAATATTTGTTATTTTTCTTTCTTCTCCTCCCTCTTTTGCTTTTTCTTGTTTAGTTTTTTCTGAGTAAACCTGATCTACTATTATAACAACATATCCACTATTTACTAAAATTTCAGAAAATTTGTCTCTTGATGTCATTGGAAATCCAAGCATAAATGGAGCATTTATACTTAATGGTTTATTATCTTTTTTACCTTTTTGAGATTTTATAGCTCCAGTTAATTCAGATACTTTATCTAAATCTGGTCCTCTTCCTTTTGAATTTTCAACATCATCATATTCAAATGTAGAATATGCTTCATAAAATCCACCTACTTGCATTAGTATTAAAACTTTATCATCAGCATATTTTTTGCTGAACTCTTCGTGATAGTCCATATATTCTTTTATTATCTTAGGTTCTTTTATTTCTTTTGTATTTACCATGTTATATTTTGATTATAATTATTGTTAATTCTTTAAATTTGTAACTTAAATATCCTTGTATTTAAAGGTTTCTGGGTTTAAAATAAAAATAAATTTATATTTTCAAAAGTATACACAAGAATGAATAAAATACTTTTTTTTTATGATTTTATTGTTTGTTTACCATTTACATTGATTAGATTGATAATAATATATTTGTTTGGGTCAAGATATAATATAAACAATTTTAAATTTTTAGATGTTATGACACATTCATCTGATCCATATTTTAATCAAAAAATGGATCAACCAACAGTTGATGTTATTAGCGACAACGTTAGAACAGTAATAAATAATGATACAAGACTATTTATAAAAGAACATGAAAAATCTACAGAATTAATAGAAACAAAATGCAAAGATGATATATTTTGTTTAACGAATCAAATCACAATATTAAATAAAAACAATAAAGTTGGCATAATTTTGAAAGGTCAAGAAGAAGATAACCAGAAAATAGTTACACCTGATAATCAAACAACTGGATTTGATACTGAGCAAAATGAAATAAGAAAACTCGCAGATGAAGAACTTTTAGATGAAAGTATGTTGGATGAAACAACTATTAATACAGATGCAATTGATAGTGACGATTTTGAAGAAGATAATAAAAATAAGGTTGAAACAATGCTTGAAAATGTAATTTTTGATGCACTAAAAGATTTGACATCTTCTGATGCAGAAGATACAGAAGATGATATAGAATAATGAAATTAAAACTTAATTTAGTAGTTATTTTAGTTTATATCTACTGTTTTACCATTTGTGATTTTTTTTTTGAGTTCTTTTTTAAGATATCTCTCAACAGTGTCAATAATTATTGATTCTTTTAGTGGTAGTTCATACCATTTGTAGCCAAGCTCATCAATTATTCTTTTTAATAGTTTGCGCATTTGTGATCTATCCAATATATTATTTTCGATAAAGTCAGCTTTTAATTTTACATCGTTTTCTGAATCATTACAAATTTTATTATCTTTGAAATCGTCAACAGAATTAATATAACTAACTTTTTCATTTGATATTTTTAAGTATTTTAAGACATGACACATGTCTTTATAGAGCCATTTATCTAAAACTAGATAGTGCATATGTTCAACCATTTCTTTTTGTGCAAATGGATTATCGTTCAAACCAGTATCATATTCATACTCGAACTCATATAGAGGTTTAGTTATTAAATTTGTTGTTGTCACTGTTGTGCTATATGGACCAACAGTAACTTTACTTACAGGACTATTTGCAAAATATGGATTTATATATGGGCTTGCATATGGGCTTGCATATGGACTTGTAACCGTTGTACTGTATGGACCAACAGTGACTTTACTGTAAGGACTAACTGGTGGAGTCAAATATGGACTCAAAAAAGGATTTAACATTAACGCCATTTTTTATTATACTATAATTCAATAAATTATTTTTGTAAATAGGAAGTAATTTTATTTAAAATATATTCAGTTAAACTAACAGGAATTACTTCAAGATGATTTTTTATTTCTTTCCATTTTTCCTTTTTGTATAAAAAATATTTAATCAAAAATTTATGGACTTCATCCTTTGTTAAAAAAACCTTAATAATATAGTTCATTCTTTCTACACATGAAATAGATTTATTGATATTATTTTGAACTAACCCAATTTCATTACTTAAATCAATTTTACCAATATATGAATATATTTTGTCATATATTTCTCTTATTTTTTTCTTTTTTATGAATTCTATTATAAAATCGACAAATCTACTATCAAAAAGTTCTATATTTTCACCAAACGCTGTAAGTGACGAACTAATAATTCTTATTTTAGTTCCAATGGAAAGGTGTTTATTTCTATATAACCAGTCAATACTGTCTTCAAAAGTAAAAATACTATAGTAAATTTTTAAAAAATGGGTAGAGTTAAAGTCTATGTATGGAGTTAAAATATTTAATTCCATTTCTTTATTAAAATTATTTTCTTTTTCAGTAGGTTTGAAACATGTATCAGATAAATATTTTTTGTTTTCTCCAGTTATCTCATCGATATTTGTCCACTCATCAACTGGACAAAAATGATTCATATTATCTGTAATTATTTCAAGAGCAGTTGGATGAACAATTTTTGTTTTTGCATGGTAACAAGGACCCAAACATTGAAATTTTTTTTTACTCTTTGGGTATTTTTTAATATCAAAATATTGTTTTTCCATATACACAAGCTAATGAAAAAAATATTTCACAATATAAATTATAATACAAATATTATGGAAAAAATGAATCTAGTATCTGATATAATAAAAATATCATTAAAATTTGACAATGCACTGGAAAAAGAAAAGTTTTGTAACATTCAACATCTTTCTGACAAATTAAAATCAAAATTGAGAAAACTAAAACTCATTATTGATAGTGAATTTGATGAATCTCTATGTGATTTATGTGAAAAACTTAGCCAAGTAAATGAATACGCCATAAATTTGGTAAATAAAAATATAAAAACTACCAATTTAAAATCTACTTACTCAGCAAAAACTAATAAAAATATACTACTATTTTTTTATGCTGAAAAATGTCAACCATCTGTAATTTTTTCTAAAGAATGGGAAGCTTTATCTAAAAAAATAAATAATAAAATATCTACAATTTCTATTAATTGCACCAAACATCCTGATATGTGTAACCAGTTTAATATTTATGAGTATCCAACAGTTAAATATGCAACAGAATCAAAAATAATTGACTACAATGGACAAATGACAGCTGATGAAATTAGTAAAGAATTTAATTTTTAAAAAATTGAACAATTAATAGTAAATATACGTGTTTATTTAAAAAGATACTATAAACTAAAAATGGATTTGGCAAGTTTAAGAGAAGAACAGTACAAAAATTTGGCAAAAGACAATACCACAATTTCATATGTTGAATCATGTATTCAACATGTAGGTTTCGATCGCTGTTTTGATAGTTTAAAGGATTTTTGTTTTGTAGAGGACGAGAACTTTCATATACATCTTATAAACTACATAAATGCGAAAAAACAGCTAAGAGAATACGTTTTATGTTGCGCTCAACAGGAAAGAACTGATACGAAATTAGGACTACCTCTTTATAAAAGACATGATAAAAAGGATTTTGATAATGATCAAAGTTCTGGAAATAGCTCAGATAATTCAAGCACAATATCGTATTAGCAAGCGGAAGTAAAAATCTAATAAAACTATTTACTTATGTTCATATAGGTGCATCATTTTTTTTACATATTTTATGGTTACATTCGCATATACAATTGTAAAAGTTACAATTTTTCAAAAAACAACTATGAAACTATTTACAGACCTGGTGCTATGTCATGTATGACAGAATGTGTATTAGGAGTAATATATTCTAATAAAAACAAAATGCAAAATGATATTTTGTTTAATTTTATTTTTACATATCTAATTTATAGGCTAAATTATAAGCTATGAGCGAATATTATAAATTTGTTAGTGAGTCATTAGAGAATGAAATAAAAAATATAGTCATACAAAACACATTTCCAAATTTAAATTTGGACCATATTAACCTATTAACTAGATATCTAGTTAGGTTAATAAATATAATAGCACTATCATTTAATTATGAGTCTGGAAAAAGTGAAATATATATGTATCAATTAAAACAAAATAACTATCAAGATATAAAGTGGTTACTAACACATTTGTTACCATTTTTAAATAATCAAAATGGTGAACTAAAAAATCTTACATCTTTAGATGAAATTTATATAAAAAAGAAAAAAGATGTTAACATAAATAATGTAGAACCAAAATATGTTTACTCTAATATACAATATAATAGGTTTATAAGAAAAGAAAATAGTTATATTGAAAGACAATTTATGGTAAAGGATCTTGAGCAAAATTTTTATTTGCTTGTTGATTCAATTAAATCGACCAGTCATAAAATGCACGTAAATTGGATGGATATTTTGCCATATACATTAGAAAGTTATGAATATGAACAACTTTTTATAAATACCAAAATGACTCTAGCTGAACATAGACTAACAGACTGGGATCCATTTATTGACATAAATTTACAAAAATCTGAAGGTGAAGTATGCAGAGAACTATCTAGTAAAATATCTGGACTTGGTGTGGAAGATATTTATAACGTTATATCATATGATTTATTTAACGAAATAAAGAGTAATAAATGGTTGATTTATGACATTCCTGTTTCTGGTGATATTTTTCCTGTAGTATCGATACTAAAAATATTTTTTGAACTTTCTTTAAACCTAAAACAAGTTGAATGGAAAGATATAAATAACAAAAAGTTTACCCTAATGTGGAATAGATTTATTCAGGCATCTGAAGCAGGAAACAATATTGTTTACAAAATGTATAATATTGCGAGTGAATCACTAAAAAAGATGATGAAAGGTATTTTATACTCTTTTGACAAAAATAAGTCGTCTCCTTCTAGAAGATATGCTGAAGAACTTGGATACATTCCAATTCCACAAGATGAAATAAAAGAATTAAGGGAAATTATTGATGATGAAGAAGATGATTTACCATTTACATTATTGATGCCAAGTTTGAAATCAATTCCTCCTCAGATTGTTTATGAGTTTATAACAGAATCATTACAAAAGTTTAAGGGAACATGGTATGGTACAAAATTATTAACAAATGATAAAAAGGACGTTGAAGATTTTACATATTTTTTTAGAGGGGATTCAAAAATACCAATAACTTATAAAAATATATACAATTTTGCAAAAAGTATGGTAAATCATATAGTAATTCAAAATGATAAAAAACTTTTTATAAGATACCCAGATAATTGGAAATCGTTAAACTCTTTACAAAAAAAGGACATATTAAGAAGACTAAATAACGAATATGATAACTGGTTTAATATTAAAGGATACATAAGACGACTATATAGTCAAATTATATGGGTCAAAGTTGTTAACGAGGATGCATTTAACCAAGAAATTCACAAAAATTTAATGGATAAACTTGTTTCTATTATTTTTGAGACAATGATAACAAAAGGTGTTTTAACAAAATTTTTTCCAGACAGAACAAAAACAAATAGGGCATATCTACAACGTGATTTAATTTATACATCACAGGAAAAAACTTTTAAAACAACAAACGAAAATGAATATTGGACATCTGCATACCACTATTTGACATGTGTACCGTATAAACAAATGGATTCATTTAATCTAAAAATTGATGGTAAAAAAATAAATTTTAATTACTTTACATGGGGAAAGTTTAAAAATAATAGTCCGTGGTACGCAATTGACGCATATAACTGGGTTGCACAAATTGGATTTTGTCATCATTTTTTAAACAATCGTGTAATTTTTATTACAGGTTCGACCGGTGTTGGAAAATCAACTGAAGTTCCAAAACTATTTTTGTATTATACTAAAGCATTGGATTATATTCAAAATGCTAAACTAATATGTACAGAACCAAGAACTGGACCTGCGAGAGAAAATGCTGACTATATATCAAAAGGTCTCGGTCTTCCTATTAGCGAAACTGAAAATAATAAAGATGTTTCATCAAAACACTATTACATTCAAACAAAATTTAAAGCAGAAGACTCACATTCAAAATATGTTTCTCATGCTATGTTACAATATGCTACAGATGGAACACTTATTTTAGAAGCAAATAATCCGGTAATGAAAAATAAATATGTTACAAATAAAACGTCAGTTTTAGAGGAATATAAATTTACAGATGCAAATTGTTATGATGTTATAATGATTGATGAAGCACATGAACACAAAATAAATATGGACTTACTTTTAACAATTTTTAAACATGCAACGTCTTACAATAACGCTATAAGACTTGTTATAATAAGTGCGACAATGGACGATGATGAACCAAAATATAGAAGATTTTTTAGGGATATTAATGATAATAAAAAATATCCTCTTAACACATGGTTAAGAGATAGTTATTTAGATAGAATAAATGTAGATAGAAGATATCATATTTCTCCACCTGGAGTAGGAACTCGTTATAAGGTTGTGGAACACTATGAACCAATGAAACAAGAGTTGGATACAGTTTTAAACATTTTAAATAAAAGTGATTCTGGTGATATTTTAGTATTTGAACCAGATGGAAAAGGAATTATTGAACTTGTAACAAAATTAAATTTAATAACATCTTCTAATGTTGTTGCATTTCCATATTTTGGTGCAATGGACGAAGAAAAAAAAAAGTTTATTGGTAAAATAAGTAATAAACTAAAAGATTATAAATTAGATAAAAGTATTAATTTTGCGGATCCAAGTGTGTCAATAACATCTGTTTCTAATGGAAATAATCAGTATACACGTGCTGTTATTGTTGCAACTAATATAGCAGAAGCATCAATAACTATTGAGACACTAAAATTTGTTGTTGATACTGGAACACAAAAAACAGATACATATAATTATAAAAAAAGAGGAAATGTAATGAAAAAAATATATGTTGCAGAATCAAATAGAATTCAAAGAAAAGGTCGTGTTGGTAGAAAATCCTCTGGTGATGTGTACTATTTGTACAGAAAAGGATTACTTGAAGAAAATACTGTTGATTATGAAATTTCCACAAAAAATATGGTGATAGAACTCTTTCGTATTTTAAAAACAAATGATGAAGAACAAGAATTAATAAAGGAAATATATGATCCAAATAAGTTTTCAACATCTGTTAGTTACGATAATATAAAGGATGTGTACGGAAAAATTGGTTTAGATAAAATGATATTAAACCAGTATTTTTTAGAAAGTAAATATTACGACTATTATGGAAATGATGATGATTATGATTATATAAATTATAAAAATTTGGAACCATTTTATAACACTGGGTTTGGATATCATACACTGACAGATAAAAAAGGTGAGTTTTATTTAATTCATCCCAATGAGTTAGACATTAAAAGAAATATTGCTGGAGATATTGTTGGTAAAAAAAACAAAGAGTCTGAAGAAATTGTATTTACGAAATATAAAAAATATAAAGGATATATTTTGTCCAAAAAAATAAGATCATTTTGGCAAATGATGCTTGACTATTTGTATATCAGCTTCAATACAAATAAAAACGATATAATAAAAACAAAAATAGGGACTGAAATAATTCAACTATTTGAAACATTACAAATTGATATACAATATTATGGGTTAATACGGGCACTTGTTTTTGGGATAGCAATTGGATGCAATGATGATATATTCAAGCTTGTATCTTTTTATATGTCAGTTAACATGATGCCGACAAAAATTAAAAAACAAAATACAAAGTTGTATTCTATAAATGGATGCACTGATTCTGATAGTAAAATAATACTTGGTCATTTAAATGATTTTCATAAATATATGGAACAAATACAAATTGAAAACAATTCAAATTTGATTAATAAGTTATTTACAAAAATACCAGAAGTTTCAGAATACAACCTAACAAGAAATGAACTAAACTTACTATTAGGTCCCGAAGATGCACATACAAAAAATCTAAACGAAAAAATATCATCTGCAGAAAAAAAATCCATTATTATTGGACATATTGAAAAATTTGTATATTCAAACATTGCAAAAACAATTAAAGAAAATGCACCAAAAATAATAGATTGGTGCGATCTTAGGCACCTAGATGCAAATGTATTGGTTAACTATTTAGTAGAGTATTATAACTTTAAAAGTAAATTTAATAGAAAAATGACAGCAAAAAAAATAAGTTTTTTTCAAGAGCTGAAAGCAAACTTTTTGAAAACTTCAGTTTTTTCCGAAAGAAATTTGGATTTGGTTGACGTTGCCATTGTGTTCGGATTTCCTTTTAATATATGCAAAAAGGTAAGCGAATCAAGCTATTATCTATCTATGTACAACCCAAATTTAGACAATATTTATAAGATTCAGTCAATATCAAAATATAAATTTAAGCCTAATATATTGATGGAACCTTCAAATTTAAGTAACTATTTATTATATTTTAAATTAGATATAGATCCTGATGATGAGGATGATACAATGGTATGCGTTCATAAAGTTGATCCAAAATTGTTTACAATTCTTTCCCATATTTACAACAAGAAACAATTTGTGAGAATAACACACAATGAAAATATTATGAATAAAATAGAGAACTTAATTAAAAGTAAAATTTCTAATAAAACAAGTGACCTTAGCAAAATGATAATAAATTACACAAAAACATTGACTGAAATGGAAAAGGATTTAGCAGAATTTAACAACAATAAAACTATAATAAAAAATTTAGACATTCAATTAGAAACTTATATAAAATAAAAGTTGATAAAGCAAGAATAATTATAGTAGAATATGTATAATATTGGTATACTATGTCATGCATCGTATATTCAAAATCAAAAAACATACCAATCGGTATATGGTCGAGAATTAAATCTTCTCCATTAGCATTAGAAAATTTAAATTCATGTTTTAAATGCAATGTATACGATTTGATTACTAATTTTGGCAATATCACTACTGAAAATCAATATGTTGGAAGTCAAGGAATAGGAACTTTTATAAAAGTTGATGGTAATATATTTATAATAACTTGCTTTCACGTAGTGGGATTATTTAACATGGAAATTTATGCATGTGTTGGTTCGCAAATTACAAATTCTTGTACAAGTACATGTACAAGAATTAAGCTTGATATATTTAGAACAGTTCCTGAATTTGACTTGGCAATTTTAAAACTTGTAAATAAGTCTGATGAAGATAAATTAGTAAATCACTATGATGAAATTGAATTAAACACAAAAATATCACTTTTAATGTCCAATAATAATATAAAACTAAATTTATTAACACAAAAAAATGATGTTATGGAAAATAAAATAAAGAGCATATTTGTTGATGTAACTAATGTGGAAAACACTAACGAAGATTTTATTGGCCATATAATTCCAAAACTTCCTTTGATTATATTTAAATGTAATCACGAATTTGAAAATGACAATATAGATGGAATTAGTGGTTCATTATTGATGTTAGATAGTGTTCCAGTCGGTATGGTTATGAGTTTTGTAAGAGACAGGGGAGTTTTTCAAGCAATACCCATGATATTAATAAAATTAATTATTAACAAAATTATTACTAGTAAAAAAGTGAATACAGAAATAAAAGGATATAATATTCCAACAAAAAATGCCAGAGTAGGATATTCAAACGGATATCAAAAAGATGTCCGGCTAGTTTGTGATGAAAGTGCGTACTATAAAACTGAAACTAAAAAAGATTTCTTATTTGGAAAAAATGATGTTATTTTGGAAGTTGGTGGAAAAAGTATAGAAAATGGCAGTGTAAATTTTGAAGAAATAGGTTGTAGTGTTGACTTTGATTTTTACTTAATGATAAGTTGTTTTTTAAATGATTCAGAATGTTGCGATTTCAAGTTAATAAAGTATAAGGATCTAAAAACTGAAAAAGTTACTAATATTTCAGTTTACGGAAAACTGCTTAATGAACTATATAATGTAAATATTTTTAATAGTCACGAATATGTTTACTGGAAAGGATATATTTTTTGTGAACTGTCAGAGGAACTGATAGATGATATTGAGTGCTTAGAAAGTAAACATGTTGTAGGATATATATTTGAACAACTAAAAATGGGTAATTGTTCTAAAAAATATGTTGTTCTAATCGATACTTTAAATTCTGAAAATCCTTATGTTAAAGATATATTTTTTGAAAAAAGTTTTCAGGAGCAGTGTTGTATATATATGTATATTCTTGAAAAAGTTGGAAACAAAAAAATTAATGGATTAAAAGATTTGGAAAAATTTGTTGATGTCGGTTCGAAACAAAATAATAAAAAACTAACTCTTTATTATCAAAAAGATGATGAAATTATAAAAAATTTATTTATTTAAAAATTTAATGTAATATATCAAAACTACTATCAAGACGACTAATAAAATGACAGTATATACTTTATTATCGATATATGTATATGTATCTTTATTTTGAATTTCTAAATATATATTTATTGCATCGTCAACTGTAATAATTTTTTTTCCAGTTTGCTTGTTTACCTCATTGTGTAGTATAACTCCCCATTCAACTAATTTATACTTTGAACTTAATACTTCATCAGTTAAAGGATATTTTTTTAAATTTGTCGAGTAATGAAACCTACAATTTTCACAAGGAAGTAGTGACTCGAATAGTTCAAAAAACTGTTTTACTTTTAATTTATGTTCATTTGATGGGGAATTTGGGTAACTTATTGTTATATAATGAATTATCCCCCAAAAGTGTTTTCCCCATAAATTAGGATCAATATTATATATCATTATCTTTATAAAACTTGTGTAGATAATTTTTAAAAGGATTAATTTATTAAATTGTAATGGTTATAATTTCCTTGTTAAGTTGTTCCAAAACTGAATTAATTTGTGCATCTGTGTACTGATCATTTTGCCAGTCATTGATATTCATTTCTGATTTTGATAAAATTTTGTCTCTTATATCTATTATATATCGCCCGTAGTTTCTAACCATATTTCTAAATGAAATATTTTGTGATTTAATTGTATTTATTAATAAACTCACTACTTTTTTTCTGTTAAAATTTCTATAAGTTAGCCTCATATCAACATACCAAATACACCATAACGCACAAAATCCAAGTGGATCACCAATTTTTCTTTTTTTTGGTTCTCCAATATCAAACAACTGAAATCCTATTTTTGGTATATATTCGCTTGGTTTTATATATTTTATATTATCATCAATAGATTTGAATCGTGCCTCAAGCAACTCGTCAAGAAGATTTGGATTATAATACAATCCAGGTGGTGTAGTTGAACCATGTGGTTCAAAACGTTCCACTTCTTTTAGTTGTGTATCATATATTAAATATCCAGCGTGACTTCCTTCTTTCATTTCTATTCCAACCGGAAGTATTATAAATTTTGCTTTTGAGTTTATGCATTTTTTAAACTGTTCATAAAATCCTTCCATCAAATACAGGCGCTGATGAACCCAAACAATTTCAAAATTTAAAAATTCACATTTGTCGTTCATAATTATTCCTATCGATTTGTAAAATCCACATAAATCTTTATTTGTTGAGTAGTTTTTTGTTAGTGTTGCACATACATCTTTATGTTTTTTTAATAAAAAAATCAGCCCAACCAAAATATCTAAAGTCGTTCCAGTAAAAGTACAATATGTTAAATTTTCCCCTTCTGAAATGTCTATACACATATGTGCTCTTTTTGTCGGGAATGATTTAATATAGCATGGAACTAGACTTTTATTTTTAACATTTTTAATCAAATCAAGAATTTTTTGTTTTGACAAGTTTTTACATGTAAAATCAAAATTTTCTTTATTTAAATTTTTGTTTAATGTTAAATAGTCTTCTTTTCCAATATTATCAATAGACGACTTTGCACATAAATTTTCCCATTCTTCATACCATACTTCTTTAGAAGTTTTTAATCTGTATAAATAACTATCTGTTAGCATATCTATAAATTCGTTATAATCATTCTTAACAATCAAATCTATTGGATATTCTTCTTTTTTATTTTTTGTAAAAATATCCAATCTTTTTTTAATTAAGTATTTTTTATATTGCTTCCACAACTTAAAATATATTAGGTAATATAAACACGTATTTCCTTCATTATCTTGTATTGTTAAATTACTTTTTTCAATCATCATTTCTATATAGTCATCCATATTGTCAGAATCTCCTTTAAATACTAAATGTAGCGGTATTTCACCATCTATATTCCAAACATTTAAATTTATAACATTTTTTGTTACAATAGAAGTCATTAATATCATAAATACTTCAAAATTATTTTCAATTATACAGTAATGTAGAGCAGTATTTCCTGAAATATCTTGAAAATTAGGTTCGGCACCACTTTTAAGCAATAACGCTATAAGTTCTTTATTGTTAATAAACATACTGTAGTGAAGTGGTGTGTACTCATGTGAATGGTCTTGAACATTTACATTTGCATTGTATTTTATTAATAGTTTTACAATGTCAATTAAATCAAAATTACATGCAATATGAAGAGCAGATTCTCCAGTATTGTATCTGGAATCAACATCAGCAATATGAGGAAGAATAAGTTCACATATTGCAATAGATCTACTTTTTACTGCCAAATGAAGTGCATTTATACCATATTTATCTGATGTATTTACATTAGATCCATATTTTAATAAGAGTTTTATTGCTTTTATATTTTGTATTTCAATTGCGTAATGTAATGGTGTTCGCATATTTTTATCTCTCATGTCTGTAATTGAAATTCCTAGTGTTTCTCCATAGTAGTTTGCTTTTAGTAAATTTTCTAAAATTTCAAAGTAAGAATGCTCAATTGCAACAATTAAGATCGATTCATCTTTTTTGTTAGTTATGTCAATCTTTCCACCTTTTTTTATTATTTTGTTAACTATATTTATCTCATTTAAAGTGACAGCGTAAGTAAGAAAATAATTATCCTGGTCGTCTCTTATGTTAATATCAAAAATTATACCAATATCAGAATCTGGTATTTCATCAAGTAATTTTATAAATTCGGAATATTTTCGAGTTTTTATCATTTCAAAAAGCTCATGATATTTTTCATTGTAGTCCATTATTTTGCACTTATATACTTATTTTGTAAAATAAATTAAAAAATATTGATTAAAAAATATTGATTAAATATTAGTTTATGATGCTATAATTAATTCTAATTAATTATATACGATTTTAATAATGAAACCGTCTTACAATAATTCAGTACCTGTGCCTAGTGCACCACCAATGGCTAGTGTTGTGGTTGTAGATCCTCTAGGAACTTATGATGTTCAAGGATACCAATATAATGAGAATATACATTTTGTTAAAACTGAAGATACATCAGATACAGCAGAGCAAGTACGGCTAATCAAACTAAAAAATTTTATTAATGAACATGAAATTTCAAATGATTATGCTATAAAACTACGTCAACTGGAAGGTTATGATATTGTGTTAATTTGTGATGATTCGGGGTCGATGAACACAACAGTTACCAATCCAAACATAAAAAATTTTATGAAATTACAAACAAGATGGGACGAAATGAAGGCAATAGTTTCTGTTATTATGGAAGTCTCAATTATTTTGGATGACGACGGTATAGATGTTTATTTTCTTAATCGACCTCCAGAATATAATGTCTCTAATTATGAAAAAATTGAAGAAATATTCAAAGAAAAACCTGCAGGCTTAACACCAATAGTGAACGTTTTTAATAGAGTCCTCCAGGAAAAAGCCACGTCATTGGCCGAAAAGAAATTATTAATAATTCTTGCAACAGATGGAGAACCAACAAATGATGTCGGAAAATTAGAAGATAACAATGGAGTAAAGGAAAAACAAAAACTTTATAATCTCTTAAAATTTCAAAGAAATCCTCCAAACAAAATTCACACTACTATTTTGGCATGTACTGATGATGACTCGACAATGGAATATTTAGATGAGTGGGATAAAACTCTACATAATTTCGATCTTGTTGACGATTTTTGGTCAGAAAAAAAAAGAATTAAAGAAGCTCAAGAATCACAAGGAAAATCACATAGTTTTTCCCATGGTGACTACATTGTCAAAATACTATTAGGATCAATTGACAGAACTCTCGGATCGATGGATGGTTCATCAGCAGATGTATCATCAATATATATCCAACCGCAAACAAAACATGTACAATCAATTTGTGTGATAAGTTAAAAATTGAAAAAATAATACACAATCATCTAAATTATTAGTTTATTAAATATAAATACATAAGAAAAATGCAACACGAAATGACATTTGATAATTACAAATGTTTTGAGGGAAAACAATTTAAGTTAATTTCTTCTGTAAGTTTTTCTGAAATAGAATCTGCATTTAATCAAGCAATGGCAGACTATTCAAAATATATAAAAAAGTTGAATAATCCAAAATTAATAGAAACAAAATGCAAAAATGATATATTTTGTTTAACATATGAAAATTTAATTACTCCAACTTTATTGTTTTTGTCTGTGTTACATTCAATGTTCGATCATTTAAAAATTATTCCGATTGTTAAGGATGTATTTTCAAAAACACAAATTGAACAAACAAAAAAAATACTTAAATTTGTCAATTCAATTGATTCTCTTGTATTAAACGATAGTGAATTTAAAAACAAATTTATGTTGTATTACGAAAATAAGTTTGTTGAATCAAATCAACAAACAAACCTAACTAATGATCAAATAAGAACTGTTAAATACTTCTATAAACTAATTTCTTCGTCAAGTTTAGAATTATATGTAAAATATGAAAATTTTTGTGTTGATTTAATGATGTTGAAATTGTTGAAATCAAAAGATTTTAAAATATTTGAAATATTTGAATTTGAAGATGATATCCTTTCAAATTTGTTTAATACAGAACCAGAACCAGAACCAGAACCAGAACCAGAACCAGAACCAGAACCAGAACCAGAACCAGAACCAGAACCAGAACCAGAACCAGAACCAGAACCA